AAGAAAGCTGGCATTATAAAGTCACTACTCTGATTTATTAACATGACATTTCTATTTAAAATTATTCCGCGAAAGTCAAGCCCAGCCTAGCGCCGATGATGGCATGCGCGTAGTCGGTAGCGCTGCTCGCATTCACGGGGCGCGGGCCGGCAGACGCCCAGGAGTTCAGGTGGCCACCCGAGAGGACGAGGCGGACGCCGTTCGAGGTGCTTGCATAGTAGTAATCTGCCATATATATAGCTGACGACCCTCCCACCGTGAGCGGCATCATGGTGCCCGGAATTAGGCTCGTGATAAATCCCCCAACAGTAGGCATCTCACCTACTTTCGCATAATCAGCCGTGATCGTGTCAGCAGCTTTAGAGGCATCTTTGCACCGATATAATTCCGCCAACGGTGTTGCTCCTCCTATTTCGCTGAAGTTAACGAGCGCGCCGGCGCGCCATTCGTAAACTTGTCCGAAATAATCCTCAAAGCCGGCAAATACGGCATCCTGTGACGAAAATGTACTATTGATAATTGTGAAATTCTGAGCAGTAGCGGTGAAGATGTCAGCATCTATTGAAAGCTGGTTGTCGCTATCTTTAGCAGTAATCACAGCAGTTGCGTTCGTTGTCGTATTTTTAATCGTCAGGCCTATCAATCCCGCTTTCCATCCTTTTGCTATTGCGAAACGACCTGTGCTTATTACTTTATTAGTTGCTGTTGATGTCGTAGCACCTTTAAACCAATCGTTTACAGTAAAAGGAATTGAGCCTGTGTAGTTGCCGTATGAATTTGAAAGCCCATTTAACTTGATCCCACCATAACCACGATATGACCATCCCCCGTCGTCATTAGTAGCACCTGCACTGATGGCAGATTGTGCATTGAAATTAGCAGTAAAAATCAGTTCAATGATCTGTTGCTGCAAAGCCTGATATTCAGTAACAGGATTCCATCCAGCACCCCTTGCTCTTGCTCTTGCGCCGAAACTATTTGCTGCAAAACTACAAGCATAATTTACAGCAGGCATAACTCCTGACACAGATGCAAGTTTCCCGTTGCTATCAATCGAACCTAGATACTTACCAATACCAGTTCTTGGAAACTTGTAAGTATAGCCAGAAATTGGTGATTCAGACACTAATAGATAAGGCTGTGTTCCTATTGAATAAAATTTAACATAAAACGCAGGGATGATACCAATTACCTGCCCATCAGCACCGGTTAAATTTGAAGGATCACCATTTTCTTTATAATTATGATTTGTTGGGTCAAGATAATAATTTATTGACAGATCATCATTTACGCAAGCAAACCTGATCTTATTGTAAATAGGCTGTGCAAGATGAACACTTGCAGCACCTACTTTTGTAAGTATTGTAGAAGGTACTGTTGTATCCCATTGCACCCCGTATTGAGGGTTCAACTTTGAGCCAAGTCGAACGTTTCCAAGTTCGCCTAATTGATTACAAAATTCAAATCCAAATCTACTTTTCATATTAAAATACCCGTCTTGATTTTACAATATAAGTATTAGTAGAAGCACTATCCACTATCTTTATTCTAACTAATCTGCAATTCAAACCATTCATCAATATAGCAAAAGTTAATGTTGTATTAGTGACTGTTAGAGAATTTACAAAACCATCACTTTTCAAATCATAAAAATAACTCTGTACCCAATCTGCATTAGCAGTATCCTCATCATTAGTTACTTCAACAGTCATCGTAATAGTGCCAGTAGTTATTAATTTACCGGTTAATGATAAACTACTATACCCATCCATACTTATACCGCCAGCAGCTGAGTAATAATTTGTCCCAGCTGTTACATTAGTAGTATCAACTAATGATGTTAAGACAAACTGATCAATAGTGTCTTTAGGTAGTTCTGCTATTATATTACTTGATGTATCAATAAATGCTGAATTCCAATAAGTTATAAAATCAGCAATAGTAGTGAATGGATCTCCATTACTATCTTCTATATCTTCCAAGTTTGCTGTCAAACATAAAGAAAAATTAGACAAATAATATAATGAAATAGTATTACCCGTAATACCTAATCCCAAAGTATTAGGTGGGTATGCTATACCATTTATCTTGTTACCATCAAATGTGTAAAGTCTCATATTTAGTTTCTTTAATTTTTAACGATTAAAAACCTAACATTGAAGCCTGTCTTACTGTTAACTTATACTCTTTACTGTCTTTCATATTATCTATCATAGTGTTCAACATAATAACCTCTATACTACAATCTATTAATCTACTTACTAATCGATCATATTCACACTTGTCTTTATCTGGTGCTCCACCAACTATATATTCTTCGTTATATACAAGAGGTAATACTGGTAATTTATCTTCCCAACCATCAATTCTCCAACCCCACACATCTTTTACTTTCTTAGTTGGTCGTTCACTAATTTCTTCAACTTTTTCATTTATCTTAGTTGATAATCCTCTTACATCGTCAATCTCTTCCTTTAACATCTCACCAAACTTTTCTTTTAATTCTTTACCTGTCTTGCTTATTTCCATATCTTTATTATACACAAACTCATTGATATGTGACTTCTCAATTAAATCTTTATCTTCTATGTTTTGTAAAAGTAATGATTTTACAATATTTTTAGAACTTGTGTTATAATTCATAATAGCACCCCATATAACATCTTTTATATCTTTATCTGACATATCAACCGGCCACATACCAGGTTTTACCTCCATCATTAATCTATCAACTTTATCCCAGCTTTTTCTACTCTCTTCATTTTTGGATTCTGCTCTTATTTTAAAATCTTTAACATCTACTTCCCCTTCTTCAAATAATGTCCCCATAACATCATTAATTTGTTTATCAGTTATATCTTCACCAGACCACTCTCTTATATTATCATAATCAAACTTATCAGAATATGTTTGTTTTTCTTTCTCAGTATTACCCTTTTTGCCTTCTTCTTTCTTCTCCCCACCAACAGCCCGTTCTAATACTTTCTTACGTTCTTCAGGAGACATCTTATCTAATAATTTATTTACTTCATCTGGTAAATCATTCTTCTTCTGCTCAGGATTAGTCATATCTTCTAATACTCTTTTCTGTGCTTCAGATGAAAGTTTCTTAAACTTATCTAACATATCTTTATCTTTATCACTAATAGGTTCTTCCTTTTTGTTTTCTTGCTTAGTTTCATCTTTATTCTTACCATTATCTTTACTCTTTTCAGATTCTGTATTCTTCATACGTTCCTTCATAACTTCATCAGCATGTTTACCTAACTCTGATGGAGGAAAATCTTCAGGTGCCTTAAATGTATCTGTTGCTTCTTCATTCTTTCTACGTTCTAATTCCCTATGTGCAGCCTCTCTTACTTTAGGATCATTACTAACCTTTATAGCATTCTGTAAAGCACTTTCAGAAGCATTCTTAGCTGCTTCTGTAATATCTTGTGGACCCTCCTTAGTTTCTTCTTCAACTGTCTTAGGAGCTTTTTCTCCACCTTCTTTTACTGGTACCCAACCATTCTCTGTCTTCCTAAATGAACCGCCAGCCCATTTACGTACTTCACCAACCTGAGCTCTTTTAGCTTTTATAATTTCATCCTGCACATCATCTGATAATTCTAATAAAGACTTACGAATATTATCTCTTTGAGATTGTAATAACTCTCTATTTTTCTGTTCAATATCCATTTTATTTTAATTTTAAAATTATACAGAATAAATTAACAAATTAGTCAACACTAATGAATTATAAATTCATTTGGTTTTAAATTATGTAATATATCAATATAATCCATGACTTTATGAATTTAATTGAGAATCGACGTATTTCAAACACTCTCTCGTTATAGGATTACTATTTATAGACTTTCTCATATCAGGAGTAACACCATTTTCAAATTTATCAAATGGATTTTGAACACCTGTTTCTTCTTCACTTGTCATTTCATCAACCATTTGATTTTGTTCTTCTCCGCCATACATCTTCATCTGTTGTGATTGTAAATATACACTATTTAATATAGTATCCTTTTTAGGATCTAATTTATCCCATTTCCTTTTCAAAAGCTGCTTCTAATGGCATCATACCTGCATCTAATTTCTTCTTTGTAATATCTACCACAACCTCTTCATCTTCCCTATCTATACCTGTAAATATAAATTCATACTCTCTATCAAGTTCTGATACAATAGACTTAGTATAATTCTTTTCTAAGAACAATAACAAAGGTTTTAACCCCTTATGTTTACTATGTTTTAATCTCTCCTTCTGACCATCCTGACCAAATATCTGAGCCTGTTCTTTAAATGAATAGCCTAACTCACTAGGGTCAATAGTGAATGTACTAAATATCATAACCATCAAAAACTCCATCCACTGTTGAAACTCCATATCTCTATTATTCATCTGTAAATCCACCCACTCTAAATCTATACCTGAAAAAATAGGGATTTTATGTGAATTATTTACTCCAGCTAACATCTGTCGCCATGTCTGTCTAAAATCATTCAAAATATCCATATTCACATCATTACTCTTTATATTCACAAATCCCTTTGGGTTACTTCCTTGTTTAAAGAAGTTACCGTTGTATTGCATACCCCACAAGGCCCAAGTAATAATATCTAACAAGATCTCTATCTCAGATGTACCATAACCATTCTTTTCAAGTGCTGTGGAACGATTCCTCTGATCATACATTAACTCCCATGGATAAAAGACTATTTCTTCATTAGTCTTAAAATTACGCATTATATTACTCTGATATACCTGGCCATAACGAGGTAAATATCCAAACATTTCATTATATTTCTGCTTAGCCTGTTCTGTAAATCTTGGATCAATAGTTTCTAATAATCTTATGGTTGATGCATCTATAGCATTATAGCCAATAAGTTCAAATCTATAATTTCTCTCACACTCAGCAGCTATCTGATCATAACTCAGAGAATCTTTTAATATTTTTGCAGTAAAATTATGCAAATCATCAGTAATATCCCACTTACTCTTTACTCCCCCATTATCTAAAAAATTAACAATATACTCAATTTTCTTCTTTTCTTCATCAGTCAATTCTTTCTTTTTACCATCATCAAATAAACTCTTCTTTTTTCTTATAGTATACCCTTCTTCTTGTTCATTCTGAGTAAATCTTAAGAAATTCTGAACCTGAGCTATACGAGTTGTAATTACCTGACTAATAATAGGAGTATCAGCTACTTTCTTTAAAATATCAAAGGATACACGTTTCCTTTGCTGCTTATATCCACCTGTTGCTGAGTAAGCCTCAAATGGATCGAACAAAAACGAACGTATATCCTTCTTTTTACTTCTTGACTCCTGTAAGTAATTCTGAGCTTTAAATATAGCATCAGGGTCATTAGAACGTAAATCTGACTCCAACCTCAAATTTCTTTCAATTTGAAGTTTAGCTATTTGTTCATCATACTCTCTGATTTTATCACTCATTACTAATAACAGATCAAAAATATCCGAAATAAAATAAATTATTCAGATAAAACTGTTACAGTAACCACATAATCTTTATAGGTGACAGTATCTTTAGCAGTAACACGATAAGTCTTAGCGGCAGTAAAGTCATTTTCTGTGGTACCACTTACCTGGGCTGTTGCTCCAATTTTAGCTGTTGCACTGTTAGTAAGTCTAAATGTAGCCTTTAATGCTGTTACTACTGTTTCAGCTGGTACATCTATATCAATAGTGCCTTCTTCGTGATCAATAACTACTACTTCATCTTCTACTCCTATTGAATATTCTAAAATATTACACAACTCATCATTAATATTACTCTCTGCTTGTCTGTCTTCATATACCCTTAAATTCATATTTAAAGCAACTGCTTTAGCCTTCATTAATTTAAGAGTAGTTTCAAGATAATCACCAAAAAGATTAACTGCTGCCCCACTAGCACCAAGACCAGGTAACCAATTCTCACCGTCTGTACTATGTTTAATCTCATTAATGAATAAACGATCATTTGTACCTACTGCATTAGTCAAATAGGAGACAAAGAAGGATTCATCTATCGGTGAATAAATAAACTGTTTCATTCTTATAATGTGTTATATGAATTGCGAAATTATAATTTACTTTTTGAATAACTACTTCTTAGTAAATGCTTGAACTATTAAATCACTTCTACCTTCTTTAACTAATTTATCAATTAATGACTGTACTGCTGATCTTCTTTCACTTTCACTCATCTCCTTACCACCAGCTTTTATACTACCATACATTAAATCATTAATGCTATTAGCAATAATACCTAGATCTAAATTTTTACTCTTACTTTCGTTCTCTTCATCTTTGGCTTTTCTGTCTAATTCGTGTTTTTGATTTTCGACAGTAATGTCTTCTTTTTTCTTACCTATCTTACCATCAAGATAGTCTTTAGCTGCACCCTTACATACACCTAAAGTTCCTTTAACAATACCTTTCCCATTAGCAGTCAAAACAAATTCACCACTTACATGTGTTCTCATTATTTCAAAATTAGTATCTCCAACTACAGCAGTATAAATACCATCTTCATCCTTATTCCACTCTATATCACTACTCTTACCACCTTCTTGAACTTTCTGCCAATCCTTATTAGGATTACCTGTTGATGATACCTTACGATACTTTACTCCACCCCATTCTCTTATTTCACCAATAGCTGCCTTCTTGCCACCTTTTTCAATATCTGTATCAATTGATTTCTCAATATTATTAACTTCTTCATACCTTTTACCTGCACGACCAAGTTTTCTATTTAACTCCGTATCAAGATACTTACCTGTACGTGACTTCTGAATATCGTCTCCTTCAGAAAAGTCCCATACAATTTGAGATGGACGTATAAATTGAACTGATTTCTGTAATGTATTATCATCTGTAATTTCAACAGGTCTGAATGATTTAACTTCTAATGCCACCCATTCTATCATCTCCTCTCTGGCTTCTTTATCTATAGATTTATTAATCTCTTCGTAAGATTCCTTTGTAAAGTTTCTTATTTGATCACTTGTAAAACATTCAATCTCACCTAATTTCACTGATTTTTCTATTTCACTTCTTAGTAAATTTTCCATCTTTTTATGGTGTCTATGAGAACAAAATAATTTAAGGCAATAAAATTATAAAACTTTTAACACAAATAAAAATTTATCTAAAAATTTTATAAACACTCACATTATCCCACCTATCAATAATATCTTTATTACCTACCAACAAATCTACTCTATTATTAAACCTTTTATTCATTCTATCTTGCACTACCCATATACCATCATATAAACCAGTACCACAAATATAAACTTCATCACCAAACTTAAATCTCTTCTCTAAATCTCTTGAAATAGCTACCCATCTATGATTAATAGGGTCATTCAAATTTATCCTTTTACCACTTGCAGTTATGTCTGGATTACTATCTGTTTGACCTATTACTGGATTATAACAAGTTATTACTATCTCACTACAAACTAACTCTATACCGATTAAATCATTAACTCCCACATCTTTTATAGGTGTGAGAGTTAAAAGTAAAATGGTTACTATTAATATTCTTATTATCTTTCTATACATTCTTTTTATTTAAGAATTCAACTAATTCTGGTGTTGATATAATTTCATTTGCTATTCCCATCAATTGAATATAATCCTTTAATCTACCCATTAACTTCTTAGCTTTAACAATTTCATTAATTGTACTAAATAGTATACCAAAATGATTCACACACTCTCTTTCTTTTGTATCTATAAAGAAATCAACATTAATACCATTCATTGATACTCTAATCAAATCATCTTTTTGTAGATTAATGTGATATTCTGATCTACCAATAGCAGGGGAAGTCTTCTCTAATAATCTTAAACTTTTAATCAAACTTATTGTCGGATGAATAAGTATAACATCAAGATCTTTAACATTATCATCTTTTACTAACCCAAATAAATTTAAAGCTAATGACCCAGTTACTATAAACTCTGAACATTCAGATGTCATAGTATTGTTTAACTTTTTAGCTAACTCATAAATTTTCTGATTCATAACAATTGTTTTGTATTATTAATACCCTGTCTTGGGTTTGAACTTTCTGAAATAATAAACTACAAAATCATCACAATCTTCAATTAAAGGCATAAATATTACTCTGTCATCAAAAATATAAACACAATACAATTCTTCTTCTCTTGCCCCTATATAAGATGATACACAGCTTTTACAAATTGAATCAGGTATAGCCTCAATCAAAGTAAATATACCTGCTTCATTAAAAGCTATAAACTTGCCTTCTTCGTTTATTTGAATGTTCTCATTCTTTAGTCTGACACTGTGTATTAATTGTTCTCCTTTATACTTCTCCACTTTCCAAACACTTCCATCCTGAGAATAGGATACCAGTGTTAGAACACTTAAAACTACTATTAGTAATAACTTTTTCATAATTATCTAATTTTATTTTTTCTTATACCATTTTATAAATTTAATAACAGAAGACCAAGTAGCCTCTAATTTTGAATCACATATGACTAAATTCTCAAAAAATCTATTTGGTTTATTACCACATCTAATGGCACAACTTTTCTCAATTATTTCAACAATCCAGCCCAAAGATTCTATCTCTTCAACAACAGGCATTAACCAATCCCAAGAGAAATGATATTTCAATTCTGAAAGAGAAACATATTCTATCCCATCACAATTAATTGGGTGAACCATGTTTAAACATTTTGATGGATCGGATAACCCAGAAGATTTACCCAATTCTGTTGCACCCATAAATTTAGCAATTAATTCATTACCTTCAATTATTTCTTCTTGTGTCATTTTCATCTCTTATCAAATAAATAAAGGGTTAGTGTTAATTCTTCAAAATCATTATCAATCTCTCTTACTTTCTTTTCAACATAATTTTTATCTTGTATTTCTTGAAGTAATGATAACAAAATATTATTATATTTTAGTTTCTCATAATCTGGTCTGCCCACTATCATTTTATTATACTTTAAATATCTATTACTACTACTTATCTTAATCACATTACTCATATTTATTACAATATGAGAATCATCAGGTAATCTTACATACCCAAACTTCTTTAAAATTTTTTCAACTATCTTCATATCAATAGGGAGTTTAATTTTTCTGAATAAGCATTATCAATCTCCATATACCAACCAAAATCTTCTTCATCATCAACAAATAATTCACAAAATCTATCCATCATAACACATACCATATCTAAATGGATTAGAGATGTACAACTGTTAACTATCTTCAACAGTTTATTCTTAGCTGCCAATTTCTTTTCTTTTGAAATTCTTTTCATATCAACCCTTTCTTAATCATATCTAATCTGACTTGCCACCAAGTATAATAATAATTAGGAGCATTAAACAATTTATTCAAATTTACCATTAAAATGGCTTCCCAATATTTCTTCATTTTATGATATTTTTTCATATTCTATTTTAACGCCATAAAATTAATAAAAATAAATATAACTTTTATATTTATCATTAATTTTTATTCATTATAAATAAGAAGGGTGGTCTATCTTAGACAGGCCACCCTAATCAGAAATAAAATTCAGCTTATGCAGCTAATCTCATTTCCTGTTTTTGTGTAAAGATGTTGCCATCTATTTTGCACTGTTATATCTCTTTTATCCACAACTTATGCTGTCTAAACCAGTCAGCCCCTAATAAGAAGATAATAAACGATCACCTGGCATCATCTGGTGGGTATAAAAAAATATAAAAAACCACCTCTCCCTGGATTATGGGTTACTTCTTGGATCAAACTTTCCTCAGTTCTTCTCGAGAACAACATCGTTTATTATCTGTTCACCGATTACGCATTAGGCGAATTATGTGGAGCTGCGGGGAATCGAACCCCGGTCCAAACATAGTTACAAATAACGTCAACAATATAACAATATCTTCAAAGAACTTTACTAATCACTTTATTTAAAAATCCTAAAGTGATTCGAATTCTTCTTCCAAATGCTTAATCTCTCTCTCAAAAATCCTTGCAATACGAATAGCACATTCTTGAATCTCTTCAACTACTTTCTTTTTTAATTCTTCAGATATACCATTAGCAGTCCCAAAATTATCAGATGTATATTCTTTCCCACCTTCTTTAGTCACAACAACTGTCTGAATACTTAAAGAACAGTCCTTAACTAAAGAACATGTCTCATCCCTGAAAGAAACTGATGCTCGAATTCTATTCTTATAGTCATCAATAGTCTTCTTTAATTCATTAGCTTTTTCTAATTTATCTGTTGTCATAATATTTGTTTTATAAATTGTTTTAGCACCCTCTATCTTCAGACTCACTGAAATTTATTCCACGTATCTCTTACGAGAGTAGTAGGGTCATGCTGAGAACTCATTCGTGTTGGATATGCCATTTTTACATATCAAGAATTGAATCATGGTATCCTTTCTCAAGGGAACAACACGTATAGGATTACTCCATTGATGTTTTTACGCCTACAACTCCTATCAGCATTTCTGCCATCGTATGTTGCATATTCAACATCCTGTCAATTCAGGATTATCATCTTTATGTGAATCTATCTGCCAGTTTTAGCTTACTTACAAGCGACATGCGCATGACACAGATAATTACTATTGTGAGATAGTTTTATTCACAAAGGATCAATGTTTAGCCAAAGATTTTCAATTATTCAAAGAACTTTAGTCCTTTAAAAATTCCTGACCGTTATGCCTACGGAATAATACATTAACCTCTGTGATACATATCTGAGTCTAATCTACAGTCTGCTACCCACCGTCGGTTGCGCCGAGCATCTGGACAACTGAATATGTAACACTTTGTCAACTTTTATCTATCCACAAACAACGACCTTTGCAAGAGGTCTAATTATAACTTTTGACTATATGTCGTACCAAGCAGGCTCTATAATTTGTTTGCTTCAATCAGGAATTTCAAAGAACTTATTTTGTAGTCTGAGCCAGAGTCGAACTGGCACACTCGCTATGAGTAATAGATTTTAAGTCTATCGTGTCTACCAATTTCACCATCAGACCAGATAACTTTGCATTATGTGCTTCAATCTCCTTTTTCCTCTTTATAAAATCTGCCATACTCAATTTGTCTAATTCTTCTTTATTAATTTTCATAACTCGTCATCTACTTCAATAGGATCGACACTTGAAAATGCACCAATTACCAGTGCAACGAATACAACTATTGTCAACATTGCTTCCATTACATTACTCCTTCCTGATTTTTAACAAAGAAATGATCGACATTAAAGTAGTTGTAACCCTGTTTGTTCAACTGATTGCAAACCATGTTTACAATATTATACAGTTGCTTAATAGAACTTCCTTTCTTATGAGCCTCTCTGACTCTGGTTATCATCACCGATTCTTGTTGATACATTGACAGATTGTTCTTTGGGTTGGCAAACTGTCCAATTTTCAGTAATTCATCACTTAGTAACATGATCTTAACTTTTTAATTATTGTTTGAATAAATGATGTTTTATAGTTATCACCTACGCTGCAAAACTTTTCAGAAAACACAGATTTTAAAAACACAATGACTGTGCAAACACGACTATTTCAATAGGGGCTTGTGTCGATGGAGTAGGGTTTGATCCGCTCCAAAATTGGTTATAAGGTAACCCGGCTTGCTTTATAGCTTTTGTAATTGCGGCATAACCAACTACACACCAACCTTTACTTGGAATCTTATTTCTTCTGGTACAAGGGTCGAAAGTTTTTCCTGAAAATTTCTCTTTAAGTACTGCGGCTAAATCATTGATTGTTGTTTTCATTTTGCTTAGATTTTTAATTATTGTTTGAATGATTACCCTCTTACCCCTCCATTATAACATCTTCTCAATTTACCGTAATAATATTTTGAGAAGTTGACTTTATCATCTTTGAACATTTTGTATGCTTCATCAATATTTGATGCACAATAATAAACGTCGGTCTTTCTTCCCATCGAATCAGTTATATTGTACAAATTATTCTGTTCCTGTTTTGTTTTAATTGTTTCCATAATCTATATTGTTTCTTTAACACGGTAAAATTAATATAATAATTAACACAAACAAAATTTTTGGTCAATTATTTTTAAAAATATCCTTAATTTATAATGATTATAAATAATATTATCATTATTACTAATATACACACTATATTTTTTAGTCCTTAAATATTATCTCATAAGTCATAACAAACCCAGCCGAATATGCTAAAGAATAAATCACGAAATCATCCAAATAATATTTAAATGGCTTCTTCTTACCTCCGATTTGAACTGTTATAGCTAATATTGTTGAATACTTATTACAAGTATTCATCATATGCCATCCATCGGTAAATGTGACAAAGATTGTTGATGAACCCGGAAACTTTTCACCCTGTGCAGGATCGCCGTTTTTCCACTTATTTTGCCAGCTTAAATCGGGATTCCAGAACTTGGAATTGCCCGTGTAATGGAATTGCAGGAAATCGGCAGTTCCTTTACTTGCTCCAGATATAAACATTAATCCTGTTGGTACAGGCTGAAACTTATATTGAGCCATCACTACAGTAGGCATGAGCACCAATATAGAGAAAAATAATCTCATTGTCTTCATAATTAATATGTTTAATTACTCCTCCATACTATTCTGATCATTCTTAATTATCTCCAATAACTTATCTCTATTACTCTGGACCTTCTGAGTATCCTTTAATGGAAGTTCTTCATATGATACATCTTGTATACTACTATCTGGTTTACTCCTCTGATATTGTTCTATCTCATTCCAATCATAATTTCGTATAAGATCCATTGTAGTAGGTACCAAATTTGTAGACAACTTACTAAACCCATTAAACTGACTGTAAAAAGAAGAAGTTAGTGCTGTTAATATAATATGTGGATTAATATGCTGTTTGGCAGCAGTTAGATAAACTGGTATTAAATGGATAGGGACCTTCTTACTTATATCAGTAATAGTAGATGCTGCCATTAATGTAGCATTAACATCTATCTTACCATCTATTGTCAACTTTACTTCATCACCCTTTATTTCTTTCCTTACCTGTTCAATGATAGCCCTGATCTCTTGACTTATCCCTTTTAACTCAGTTCTTATCTGTGTAGTGTCTCTATCTTTCTTACTATACAGATCATTAAAAATAGCCATAAACTTACTATACAATATAGACAAAGTTTCAACACGTCCTGCATCAGTAGCTAAATAATGATCTTTAGCTGATCGTATAAACTCCATTCTCTTTCTATCAATAGTGTCCTTGTTCTTTAGGAAGAACTTATATATTAACACACTATCAGTCTGATACCCCCAATTCTTTAATATTTCTTCAACTTCCTCAAAAGTCTTATATTTAGCAAATTCATCAATTATGTCTGCCTTTCTCCAATCAAATATATCCTTTCCCAATCTTGGTCTTATCCATTTTAGCCATGCAAACTTTAATCTACTCTTTTGATGCTTTCTTTCTTCCATCTCCTTACATAAATCTTCCAATGATGTCAAATCAGTAGGTGAAATATTCTTCTCTTTTGCTCTCTTAACTGCCATCCCGTTAAACAATAGTGTATCAACACTTTCCACCTCTTTTGTCTTACTATTTACAAATTGAAAATATCGTCTTGGATGTTCCCTTGTTTCTTTTCCTAGTTGTAACCAATTGATATACAACTGTTTAATATCCTCAGGAGCATCATCAAACTCTCTGGGAAGTATGACAATACCACGCTCGTTATACTGAACGTCGGTATCATCTTGTATCATAGATAGTCTATCCATGTAGTATTAGACTGTGTTATTACCTTTACGAAATTAAAATTATCTCTTTAATAGTCCCTTCTAATTTTTCTATTCTGTCTCTAATTTTTCTTCTTATACGATCAAGTTCTTGTATTGGACGAAAAACTTCACCTATTAATTTTCTATTCACATCATTCATTTCTTCATCAACTAATTTAAAAAATTTAATTTCATCATATACTCTCTCTTCTAGTATATATTTTAATGTTTCAATAGCCTCATCTACCTGCACAACCATATCTTCTTTAGAACCATATAAACCATTAAGAAACTCATCTTTAATAGATGACCCTATTAATTCGCCTGTTTCTCCACAATTATAAACATATCTTCCATACTCTATAAACCTTTCTATCCTTTTTATAGATGTCTTGATATTAGGCTTAGGGTATTTTATTTCTTCACTCACACTTTCTTCTTTACTTTCTTTAATAGCCTTTTCCATAGCTATTAAACAAATCTTTCTCCAATCTGAAGAACGTTGTTCAACTGACTGTTTATAAGTCTCATTGAGTATTTCATTTAAGTCTCTCATAACTGTTTCTTCTTTTAATTGTTTCTTCTCTTCTAGTGAACTACCCACCCACAGCAAAGCTGATGGGTTGGGCTTCGGACTTCGTAGATAGTTGAGTATTACTACTTCTTACACCATCTCCATCCGTGTTTTCGACAGTTCCTGCCGAGTTTAATATTTTTAATCCTTCTTTAAAAATGTTCTTTGCTGCATTAAGGTCACGGTCTAATACGTGTCCATTTTTGCAAGTCCATTCTCTTATTGAAAGATTTAAGTCTTGATTTATCCAACCGCACTCACAACAGGTTTTTGAACTTGGATACCAGCGATTGATTTTAACAATTTGTTTGTCATTCCAATTTGCTTTGTATTCAAGTAATCTTACAAAAGTTCCCCAACTGGCATCTGATATATGTTTTGCAAGTTTATGGTTTTTGACCATACCTTTCACATTCAAATCTTCTAATGCGATTATATCATAATCAGTTACCAATTTGTGAGATACCTTGTGTAAGTTATCCATTCGTGAGTTGGTTATCTTCTCGTAAATTAAGGCTGTTTTTCGTCTTTGTTTTTCAAACGAATTACTACCCTTTACTTTACGAGAAAGATGTTTTTGTGCTTTCGCTAACTCTTTTTCATATTGTTTTGTGTATTTGTTGTTCTTGAATTTGACACCATCAGAAGTAATAGCAAAGTCTTTTAAACCTAAATCTATTCCACAAACAGCACCAGTCTTTTCTTTTGGTTGATATTGTTCTTCTGATAGTATTGATACGAAATATTTTCCTGTTGGTGTTTTGCTCAAAGTGCATTTACCAATTTCCCCTTTAACTTCACGGTGAACATTTACTTTAATACCTTCTTTGAATTTTGGTGCAAAAAATCTACCAACTTCAAGTTTTGCGAACTGTGGAACTGTGAATGAGTTTTTCTTTTTCCTTGACTTAAATTGTGGAAACTTAGCGTTACCTCTAAAGAAGTTTACGTAAGCAGTATCCAAACATCTTAAAGCAAATTGTAATGATTGGCTATTCACTTCTTTGAGCCAAGCAGTTTCTTCTTTCTTTTTTAGTTCGGTTAATGTAGCAGCCTGTTTATAGTAACTATCAGACTTTTTATCTGCTTGATATTGCTCTTTTCTTTCATTTAAAAAGTGATTGAACACAAACCGAACACAACCAAAATGCTTATCCAACAACACTTTTTGCTCTTGTGTTGGCTGCAATTCAAATTGATATGTCCGAAAAATTGTCTTCATTATACTATTAAATAGTTTTATTTATGCAAAGATAATACTTTTTTGTAAATCCGCTACATTTTATAAAATGTCTAATTCGCCTAATGCTTCTTCTGCAACATCCCTTACTTCTTTTAGGGAGTGTTCTAGTATTAGAATTCTTTGAAAATCATCCATAATCTTATTTAAAGATTAATAATATCATTAATATCTTTAACTATAAAACTAGCATACCATTTATTACCTCCACCTCCATATTGTTTAGCAATAATAGAACAATCAACAAGCCCGTTATCATTATATAAACTAAAACACCATTTTGAACCATCATAATAAAAACTGGCACACCCATCATAACCATCTTTATGATAGTCTATACCAAAATCAGTTAAATTAAGTCTCTGTCTATTAATACAAATAAAATTATATCCCTCTTCCAGAATAGTAATGTTAGAAAATGTAACAACAACTCCATTTTTATAAAGTTGTTTAGCTTCTGTACAGAGATACTTATAAATTACTCTTCCTTCATTCTTAATTATTTCTATGTCACTTTTATTAATAGGAGAATTAAAACTTCTTTGCAAAAATATATAAGCATCTTCATAACTAGAAATTATTGATCTAACACCATATTGAAACTCTAATACATCTTTCCAATTAATAGTGCCTATACCACCAAAACAATCATAACGACCAATAAGTCTTACTATTTCAGGCATAGGTTCATTGGGGGAGAGGAACTTCCAAGTAAGTTCACAAGCAGCATAATTAATATCTCTAATTCCCCAAATACTATTATTAATTTTACTGTCTCTAAAACTATGAAAATAATCTTTTACTTCTTTTATAGCAGATATATGATGATCTAACCATAATAGAGACTTATTATTCAACTTTTTAATCTCTTCTTTAGGAAAACTAATATCAACCATAATTACTTTATCATACCCTGATAAATCAGGAATAGATTGTCCATAATCATAACCTATAAAATCTAAATAATCCTTAGAAGTAGACTTATAAATTTTAACGTGTTCTGTAGACCAATGTTTAACAATGGCTGCAGACATCCAACCATCAAGATCAACGTTGTGATAAATACATGCTGTTTTCATATATTTATTTTTTATGTTGTTAGTTTAATTTAATACCAATGTTCACAATTATCAAATACACAGAAAGAACATTTCTGCAACCCTTCTTATACTTCCTTACTGTTACAACTCTTTTTTCTTTTCTTCAAAATACATACCATTAAAGCTCCAACATACCCATGCTTTAACTAATATTAGATTAATACCAATCTCATAAGCATTTACAAGATTATTACCCCATTCTTTAGTATGGTTAAAATCCTTTCTACCTACAATCTTATCTCTTTTAAACCACAACCCAACTTCCCATTTTGAGAATACTCTATCTATACGTTTAGATTTTTCAAATCTATGGCGTAAAACAGTTGTAATATTGCAACTTCTTATTCTAAAACTTCTTACCATTTTTTATTTATCTAGATTATCTATCATTATGAATGAAAAATGTCCATGTCTTTGCTTGTGGATGTTCTACCCTCCACGTTTTATAATTAATATACCCAATTCCATATATAACACCTATTATTAATAAGCAAACTGCTGTCACAGTTAAAATAGTTTTAATTTTCTTTATCATAGTTTTTAAATTATTACTTCAATTTAAATATTAACTACTAAATTCAAATCTTCTTTAGTCACTATTTTACTTTGTAAAACCCTTTCTTGCTCCTTTTGGCAGTCAATGATAAAATTACTAAATTCCTCAGTAAATATAATTTTTTCAGAAGATAAACTTTCACCTTCTTTCAAAATACTCTTTAAAGAAACTTTCTTCAAATGTGTCATCTTATTTTTACGTTTATTTGTCTTCTAATTTCCTATCTTATTTAAAAAATGTTTTTTAGACTTATCATCCAAATTATTGTACAAATTAACATGTATTACTTCATCTTTATCAACTTATACAACTTTTTCAATATATAATATATCTTCAACTTCTCCATTTCTAACTCTCTTAAAAGTAACTTCATAAAATGGACAACACTCACTCTCTTCATAACACTAACTATTATATTCACATATTTCACAATCTTCAATTGTACTTACACAACCACTACAACAGTTACAATCCATACTGTCTACTTCTGTTTCTTCAAACTTACCATACACCATGAATAACCCAGAAATAGCTATAGCTATAGAAATAACCCAAGAAAACGAAAAGCCCCAATAAAACATTTTATTACCTGTTATAGCAACTAAAATAACCGGAGATATAAAAATTAAAATAGGGAGAATAATAGTCAATAATATCTCAACCTTTTCATTTACTTTTTTATTTTTCTTCATTTTATTATGTATTTAAACCAACAAAACTTACTACGAATTAATGGATATAAATAATTTTTCTCCCCACTTCTAGCTTCTCTTTCAAATGACAAATTATAATATGAATTTTCCCCACATACAAATAATTTAATCACCCATTCAATAAAATATATGATATAGAAGAATATAAACAATAACTCCTTCTGTTGTTCCCAATGTATATACTCATGAGTTTTAACACAATTACTTGCATTCATATCTCTTAAATATATACCAAAAGGAGCTATTGTTATACCACCTACCCATTTAGGTAGGATAATGGTTAAAAACCAATTAAATTGATAATATTTAACCCTGAACAATATCATTTACTCGATGATTTCTACGATGTAATACCTGTTGAGGTAACCTTCTCCTACATGTTACCACGTTACATGCTCCAACCTTAGTTGAATTAGGATACTCATTTGCTTTACGTATAATACGTCTGGTTTCTGATGCTCCGGAATTCTTTCGTTTTAATCCCTGTAGGAATCTTGATACTCTGCCTACACTCTTACGAGTTCTCATTCTGTTTTTCATTGTAAATTGTTTTGTTTCATTAATGATATGACTTCGTTTTGAATTTCTTCTATTTTCTTCTGTTCAAAATCTTTTTCGTAATACACATTCACTTCTCCCTTACGTTCTTCACATGGTACTATAAGACAAAAATACTCTTTATTTATTTCAGATTTTCTAAAACTCTCTAAAAAATTATTTATATCTTCTTGTGAAAATACTTCAGAAACATGAATTATTATTAATGGTTTAACTGACATAGTATTTAACTTTTAAAGATTTAAATGAGTATCCCTGTTTTATTAATTCTTTCTTCATAAAACTCAACCAAGCAAACGGTTTATCATCATACAACACTGATTCTCTACCATTTTCAATAAATACTAATTTACCTCTAGTTGGTTTCTTCAATTTCTGAATACCGTAATTTCTTAAACGACCAAATTCAATTTCTTTACTCATTGACTATTAATCCTTTAAAACATATTAAAATTAATATAATAATTAATACAAACAAAATTTATTTTTAATTTATCATTAATTTATAATGATTATAAATAATTATTCTCTCAAAAAATGTTCTCTAATGGTTGTTCTACCATTTTCAACAGAAGATGTTATAACACTTTTCATCTTCTTTTCTTTAGCTTTCAACCTCTCTAAAACCTTTAAAGCCTCTAACCTATTATTCTTATTAAGTGTGCCTAATCCAATTTCATTGTTTGCCATAAATAATGTATTTAATTATTATTTTTATTTTATATAATTATACAAAATTAAATATCCCAGTCATCCATATCAAAATAAATCTGTTCAACTATATTTTCAATTTCTATCTTAGTTTTATTTATATCTCCTATTATTGAAAATATTAAATCAATTAATAACAACTCTTCATCACCATCTGTTTTATATTCTCTCAACGTCACACTATTCAATGATTTTTCTATTAAATCACAAATTTTTTGTTTTTGTTCTTCTGTAAGATTCATATTTAATTATTATTTAACCACATTTTGAATACCCACAATTCAAACACTTCCAACATCCATCTGATGGTTGTAGTTTACTACCACATTCAGGACACTCTATAAACTCACTATCTATATAATTACGTAAAACCCTTTGAACAACCTTATCAAAACTAGTAACCAATGCATATTGTTCTATTTCTGAAACGATAAACTTAGGATCTATCTTATGTCTAAGCATCATGGAATACTTACGTGTACCCACTTGATCTTCATTCTCTATAAGATCAATTATATTAGGAATTTCATAAGATTTATCAAATTCCTTATCAACACCTACTAACTTATATACTCTACTCTTTAGTTTTCTAATAGTACCCTTCTGTATCTTATAAGGGAAAATATGATTAGGTAACTCTGGAAATGCAAATATTTCATATGGTTTCCCTTCATATTTACCTACCAAAATCATCCAATTTATTTTCAATGCCACTTTATGATAAATATCACACTCCAACTCTTTTGGCCGTTTAACAGCGTCAACATACTCAAAATTATTTTTCTTATCATTAACTAATATACCAGATCTTGATCCTTCTCTATATATTGTCATTCCCTTACAACCACTTTTATAAGCTGTCATATAAATATCATCAACAACACTAATAGGAGTGTTTTCTGGAATATTAGTTGTTGCAGATATTGAATGATCAACCCACTTTTGTACCCTACCTTGCAATTTAACTTTATCAACCCAATTAACATCTGATGAAGTTGAATTATGATAAGGAGACTTACTAACTAATATATTTAATTCTTCATCAGTATAATCTTCCAGTGGTTTTTTATAATCAATATCAAACAATTTAATATCTGTTTTATACCAATTTTTATCATACCAGTCTTTAAACTTATGATGAAATACATTATATTCTTCAAACATCTCACCATGTTCATCAATAAAAGTAGCTTTACTCTTATCTATAGTCCTTCTTCTACGTTTATAAAATACAGCAAAACAAGGCTCTATACCAGAAGTAGTTTGTGTCATTATACTAGTAGTCCCAGTAGGGGCTATAGTTAAGTTAGAAATATTTCTACGACCATATTGTTTATAAACTAAATCAAATCTCCCCAATTCAGAATCACTATAATTAAAATCTGATATCCAATTAATAACTCTACTAACAAATGGATTATTTTTTTCTAATTCAAAATCCCACTTAAGAAATGACTCTCTCTCCTTAGCCATTATAATAGATGATACATAACTTGAAATAGCTAATTGTTCATGAACTCTCTCACTCATATCAATAGCTAATCCAGAACCATATGTAAACCCTAATGCAGCCAACATATCACCTTCTCCTGTTGTTCCTAATCCTGTTCTACGACCTGCTTGAGTTTTATAAAATATATTCTCCCAAAGTTCTTTTTCAACACTCTTAATACTATCTGATTCAGGATCATTTTCTATTTTTTCAAGTATCCTGTTTATCTTCTCAAGTTCTAAATCTACTAAATCGTCCATTAATCTTTGAGCAATAATTACATGTTCTTTGAATAAATCAAAATTAAAATATGCATCTTTCTCAAATGGATTAACAACATATGAATAAAGATTAATAGACATCAATCGACAACTGTCTTGAGGACAAAGTGGAATCTCTCCACAATTATGAACTAACAAACCTGAACTGTTTAAGAATTTATCATCATCTGTTTTAGTTATAATATAAAAATTATGATAATCTTCAACATAAATATCATATACTTCTTCTTTAGCAAGTTCTATAATATTATCTACATATATAGATTCATCTAAATTAACATTAATATCTTCAGGTTCTAATTCTTTTAATAGATTACCAAATTCCTTATCAAATAACATTAAAGAATTTTCTAATCTATCATTATCCCAATTATATTTTTTAGCATTTGCATAAATATTTTTACGTTTATTCATTAATCTTAAACGTTCTGTACCAACTATCTTATGAATAGGATTAGATTCTCCAATTCTATCTGTAATTTTAACATGCTCATTTATATCTAATAACCTTAAATTATTTAATGAATCATTTGTAGAATCACGATCAATATGATCAATATTATATAATTTACCATCATAAGAACCATAAAAATATTCATAAATCATTCTATATTGTTTAGAATACCCATTATATCTACTATTAATATGTCTATATGATGATCCATTATTTTTATTAGAAAAAGAATAAAATTTACCTAACTTAACTCCTAAAGAATCTTTTGCTTCAACATAATTACCATCAAAAGTAGCTAATAAATGATCTGGAGTACATCTAAAAGAAGAGCCATCAGAAAGAATTACTTCTAAAACTTTTCTTATACCAGTTTTAAATGCAATACCTTCTTTAATATTAACTTTCCATCCTCCACCTCTATTACCGTTAGAAGCATTCTTATCAGCACAATATACTAAAAATTTACTTCCCTTATCAGCTAATTCTTTAATAGTAACACCATTTCTTCCATCAGCAACAGCAATAATTGTATCTCCAGTTAAACATGGATTAGTTGACTTAGTCTTCCACTCTTCTCCATAACAATCTGCAGGTGATTCTCTTATAATAGTATCCCAAAAGAGGATACCCGGTTCAGCTGATTTCCATGCATTCTTAATTATCTTATCCCAGAGATATCTTGCTTTTACTTTCTTTATATACCCACCATCAACCTTTAGTAGTTTGTTATACTCTAATTTATTAATTAAATCATAATCTTTACTACAATATGGTATCTCTAAATCAATAGGAAAAGTTTGATAAAAATCACCATCACATACTACTCTTCCCATAAACTCATCTGTTATACGAACAGATATATTAGCATCTGTTATCTTACCACTTTCTAATTTTGAATCTATAAATCTTTCAGCATCGGGATGTTTAATAGAAATAGATAACATCAATGCCCCTCTACGATCACCTTGTCTTACTTCTTTAGTGGAATTAGAAAATCTCTGAGCATACAACACTGATCCTGCCATATCATTTAAAGCAGCATTATTAGCTAAAGCCCCAGCCGGTCTTAGATTAGATAAATCATGACCAACTCCACCTCTTCGTTTCATTAACTGTATTTGTTCTTCATCTGTACGCATTATACCACCATAAGAATCTATAGCAGAATCTATAACAAAACAATTGGAAAGAGAAGTTATTGAAAATTCATTCCCGATCCCAAACATAGGTGATCCCTGTGGAACTATATATCTAAATCTATCAAACAATTCAAATATCTTCTTTTCAGAAATGGGATTTGGATAGTTAGACTCTATTCTAGAAAACTCCTTAGCTAATCTTCTATGCATATCTTCAGGTGTCTTCTCTTTTATATCACCATTTTTATCTTTCAATGCATATTTATCTATCCACACATTAGCAGCTAGTTCATCGCCATTAAAATATTCACATACTGATGAAAATATTTCTTCTTTAGTCATTGTTTTTAGCCATTTTTTCAGAATCCAATATAACTATCATTACACCACCTTTTGGTTGAAGTAATATAGGTATCTGATTTCTATTAACGAAATAACTATACAAAAATCCTTTATACTTACTACTTAAATGACTTACCAGTTCAGTAAACTTCTCAGTAGTAACACCTATCAAAATTGGTTTTATTCTATAATCTTTATGTTCCTTCATAAAAATCAACTGTGCTCTCAAATGTTCAACAATATCTTCTTTAGATATCAAATATTCTTTAAACACCTCATCATTAGAAATGTCTACAACGTTCTCTCTTTGATTAATTATATAATATTTATTCATCTTTCTCTTCTCCAACATTATAAATAGTATAAGAAGTAGTAAGTAATAATCCAGCAACTGAAGCTGCATTCTCTAAAGCAACTCTGGTTACTTTTACGGGATCAATTATACCAGTATCAAAAAACATCTCATATTTATCATTATAAACATTATATCCTGTATCATATACTTTAGGATCAACATTTATTATGCTATGCATAATCACATCTACAGGCAAGCCAGCATTCTTCATTATAACTTTAAAAGGCTCTTCTATAGCTTTACGTATAATTTCTATACCTAATCTTTCATCATAATTATCATATTCACAATCATCTAAACTTTTAATACAACGTAATAATGCTACACCTCCGCCAGGAACTATTCCTTCTTGAATAGCTGCTCTAGTAGCATTAAGAGCATCTTCATATCTGTCTTTTTTCTCCTTCATTTCAACTTCACTTATACCACCTACATAAATTATCACTACTCCACCAATTAACTTTGCTTTCCTTTCACGTAACTTTTCTGCATCATATTCACTAGGAGCCAATTTTATATGTTCATCTATTAATTCTACCCTTTGTTTTATTTCCTCCGTGTCTCCTTTGCCATCAATAATAACTGTATCATTTGCAGTAATTATAACCTTACTCGCTTTACCAAGAGTATCAAATGTGACTTCTTCCAAATTATAACCAGTATTTTCTTCATATACGAAACCACCTGTTAAAATTGCAATATCTTGCATTATATCTTTTCTCATTGCTCCATATGATGGAGATTTAACAGCAGCTACTTGCACCACATTCTTGACCTTATTCATAATTAAAATCTGGGTAGCCTCCAAATCCAAATCATCAACAATAATAAGTAAAGGTCTCTTTTCTTTAATAGCTATTTCTAATGACTGTATTAAATCTCTAGCTAATGATACTCTTTTATTTATCAAAAATATCAGGGGATTATCAAATACAACTTCCATTCTAACAGTATCTGTAACAAAATAAGGGGATAAAAATCCTTTATCAAATTTCATACCTTTTGTAACTTCAATCTCTGTGTCTATACCAGATGCTTCTTGTATTGAAATAATACCATCTTTAGATGCTTTTGAAACAGCATGAAAAATACCTTCACCAATTTCTTCATCACCATTTGCTGATACTGTAGCTACTCTTCTGATATTATTAGTATCATCATTCTTAACCGCTATACTTTTCAAATAATCAATAACAACTTTAACTGCTTTATCAATACCTCTTTTTAAGAAGATAGGATTAGAACCAGATTCAACATATTTCATCCCTGAATTAAGAATAGCAGCAGCAAGAACTGTAGCTGTAGTTGTACCATCACCTGCAATTTCATTAGTCTTATGAGCTACATCTTTTATTAGCCTTGCTCCCATATTTTCTACTCTATCAGTAAGAGTAATTGAACGAGCAACTGTAACGCCATCCTTAGTAATAGTAGGTGACATATATCCATTATCAATAATCACATTTCTCCCTTTAGCTCCTAGAGTACTACCTACTGCATCAGCTAATTTATTTACACCAATACGAAGTTTTTTAGTATCAATAGTTATTTCTTGTGTTTGCATATTAAGATATTTTATCTGATAAATAAATATTCTTTGTTTTATAATTTGCTAACATATCCGCCATTGCATTACCAAAAACATGGGCACCAGATATGTTAGTCTGGTGCCCACGAATGTGTTTAAATGTTAAAGTTAGTAATGGATGATTTTTTATCTCTGCAATGATAGCTTTCCACATATCAACATTCTTTACTCCTGACCACCCAATCATCTCCCACTTAGTTAAACGATTATCTGTGAATGATCTAACAATATATTCAGAGTCAGAATATACATTAGCACTTATTTCAATCTCTTTACTAAGAGACCTTAATGCATGTAATAATGCAAACCCTTCCATACGTGATATTGTGGTATCTCTGTAACCTTCACTAAGAAACCATTCTCTATCACCATCATTCATATAAACGCCTATCCCACCAAGTCTACTACGATGATCACAGCTACCATCACAATAGATACTAATCTTCATCTGTTTTCTCAAAATCTACGTTATCTGCAATTTTTGTCCATTCAGATACAACAACTTCAGTTTTATAGATAAACTCTCCATCTTTTTCTAATTTCTTAGTCTTTAACTTACCGACAACCATAACTTTGTCACCTTTGTTAAGAATCCGTATAGCTTCATCTCCAATTGAATTCCAAAGAATACAATTATGGAAATTCTTCTCAACCTTTCGGTCTTCTTTGGGACCAAAAAATTCACGAGTCTTAACTACAAGATTTACACACCTTGTGTCATTTTCAAAATGTTTTTCTGTTGGTTTTACACCTACATAACCAACCAATACGACCTGATTGAAAGTCTTCATCTGTTTTTCTTTCTGTTAATTAATACCATTGTTTATTTTAATTGGAACAATAAAATTATAAAAAATCTAAATACGAATATAATTTATCATTAATTTATAAACATTATAAATAAGAACCTATAAGATTATACAAGTATCTATTGTTATTATCTGATTCCACACCCTTATTAACACTACTAGTAATTTTATCTTTCTGTAAAATAATGTCCCAAATTTTTATATCTATAGTATTATTGCCTAGCATAAAATAAACACCAATACTATTCTTTTGCCCACTACGTTCTAATCTAGAAATAACCTGTTCTATATCAGTAGGACGCCAAGGCAATTCATAAATCAACATATTAGAAGAAATATTCTGCAAACCATCTATCCCAAATCCACCTGTTAAAATATTCATTATTAAAATACGTTTATCATTAGTCTGAAAATCATCAATTATATTTTGACGTTTCTTTTGACTTACTTCTCCTATAATATAATCACATTTAAACTTCCTGGATAATTCTTTTATAATATCTGTATGTATACCAAACAAAACAATTTTCTCATTAGATGACTCTAAAAAATCTTCAACCCATTCTACTATATTTGATATCTTACCAATAGCTGATAAATATGACAATGAATTTATCTTAACAATAGTTTCTGCAAGTAAAGCAGATTCAGCTTTAATATTACCCATATTCTCTCTAACATATTCGATAAAATCATTATTTGCATGTTTATACTCTTTCATATTATCAATATCAACACTCAACACAGTTTCAACTCTATTAGGTAGGTCGGGTAATGCTTCTTTCTTATCAACACGATAATAACAATATTTTTTAAGTATAGTATTTAATTCTAATGTATTAGTTGCCCCTGAGTAATTCAAACCAAATGGTGACATATATGCTCCACAGTATCTATCAATAAAATAATTCCAGTTAAAAATATCACTAAATTGATCTAATAAATTCAATTGATTTATAACCTCTGATGGCCTGTTCATAATAAGTGTGCCAGTAAGAAAAAATCTATAATCAATATTCTTAGATAATTTTCTTACAGATTTAGATCTTATGGTTTTACTAGATTTTAAGTTATGTGATTCATCACAAATTATTGATTTAAATCTTATATTTAATAATTCTTTATATTTTATATCAATCTTTACTTTGTCATCTTCTTCTTTCTTATTACCCAGTGAACCATAAGTAAATATTAATACATCAGAGTTAAAATCAATTTTATTATTCTCCAAAACTGATATTAATCTATTTTTATTAACAAATTTCCATTGTCTTTCCCAATAATATTTAACTGAAGTAGGAGATATCACTATACATGGGAATAAATTCTCAGTTTCAACAGCCATAATAGACATAAAAGTCTTACCAGTTCCCATATCACTACCATTAATACACCTTTTAGCATATAACATATAAACAATACCATTAAATTGATAATCTCTAACGAGCCAAGGTAACTTCAACTCTTCTATTTTCCGTTCTAACATGTCTATCTTTTGTTCTAATAAAAGATCTATATTTTCAAGTAAATATGTGTTCCAATCACAATCGCTATTATTAGAACAAAGAATTCCAAATTTTAAAATCAAATCTTCAATATCATCTTTATTTATCAAATTAATAGGGCAATACCAAATATGATTTATTGCATCATATTTTCTGCCTCTAATATTTTTAATAGAGGTGATGAAGTTAATATCATAATCAGTTTTAAAACTAATTAGGTGATGTCTTATTGTATATTCTTTTAATGACATAAAAATGTACGCTTGCGCCTCCTATTTTCTAATATTATTATCTATTATTATATTCTATCCTTATAATAAATTAAATACCCCATTTAATAAATTAAATACCCCATTTAATAAATTAAATACCCCCATATTTTTCTGACAATCTTTTTAGTAGTAATCTCTCATATTCTTCATTACCTTCTATATAAATTTTTGCGTAATTAACTCTTATATACCTTTTATTAATTTCTTTTGAATATTCTTTGTATTGCATATCAACAAAAATATACCCCATTTCTTTCAAATGACTAATTATCTGGCTAACTCTTCCATTTGACACTCTAAGTATCTTAGCAAAATAAGAGTTTGAAGCAAAACAACCTTTTTCAGATGATTTACTTAAATGCATAATCTCAACAAATGCATCTCTTTCTACCCTAGTTAAATTAGTATCTTCCCATATTTCTATAGGTATCCAAATGCCTGTTAAAACTCTTTTACTTTTCATTCTCAATATGTTTATTATAGATTATAGAATTTCGTTTTTCTATATATGCTCTACACTCTTCAATCACATCTATCATTTTTGATAAAGACTTCAAATATTCTTTGTTAATAGAATTACCAAACTCTGGGTTGTTTAAAGAGATATCAATAAAATATTTTCCCATATGAATTTTATATAACATATGATATTTATTATGTAACCATTTAGGCAAGGCTACTAAATTTAGTATATCATTGTTATTTCTATCAAAATCTATATGATGAATAACTTCATTATTCTCAAGTTTGAGACTCAAGTATTTTTCATAAAATTTTCGATAGTTAAATTGTTTTTCTTTCATAGTTTATTTTTAATAAATCCCTAATTCTTTTTCAAAATTATCTAAATGAGAATTAGCATCAGACAACATGTCTTCCATGAATGATCTATGTTCTTCAAGAATTGTTTTTAATTCTTCTTTAGAATTTGCTCTATTTACTCTTTCATAATCAGCAATATCTCCACCATAGAAATCCTTCCATTTAAGGATCTTTTCTTTCATTCCCTCTAATGTCATATTACTTTATTTTATAGATAAATCTTCTCTAAAGTTCAAATCCCGCAATTATCAAGGCTTTCAGGCTATTACGTATAGCCATTCGTTATGTGCCATTTTAGGGGCGACCAATCACCGAAGCTATATCCCAAACATTTTCCAATGGAATTTCTCTTTGTTTGACTATTCCTTTTAGACAAAAAAGAATTTCATTTTCTAATTCCTGAAACATTGTGGTTTCAAATTCAAATAACTTAAAGCCGTTATTGAATAAGTTTATTGCATCAGAAGCTGTGAACCATTGATTCATATTTTCAGCACTCTTTCCTGCACTTTGCCAAATATGACCGTCTTTTTTGTGAATAGGGTTAAAAGGCATTGGAAAATCTTTTGCTATCCCATCAGGGCAAAGTATGTGTATTTTCTTTCTAAGAATACCATCTTTTGTGTACCACATCCCGTCTTTATCTTCTGGATTTTCAATTCTGTAAACGATTTTTGTTTCCATTGTTTCTTGATTTTAATTTTTTATTAAAACGGCACATAACAAAGTGTAAAAAACATTAAAACGTTTTTTTACACTCAAACGTTATAGCCAATTATGAGAAACATCATCGTACACAACAATATTGCCTTTTTGAATTATATTATTTGTCTTTATAGGTACACCTTCATAAGTTGGATTGTCGCTAACTACAACAGTTGTTTTTGATTCAATTTCTTTTTTGAAAACTTCAAAATCGTTTTCATTCATTACGATTGTTGGGTTTTTCATTTCCCTAATTTTCTTTGATCTTAGCTCTTGCCTTAATTTATCATCCATGATTGAAATGAATAACTGGCTATAACCCTTTACAATTTACATCTTATTAACACCCCAGTATTTATCTGCATCTCAGTATTAATGCCAAATTCTAAATCAATCCAAGATAATCTTTTATTTAATTTAGAAAGACGTATTGCTGATCTTACTTCAAATATAGGCTTACTAATAATATCAGTAACATAATAATCATAATGAATATATTTAGTTTTACCAGCACCAATACAAATAATAGGAAATAAATCCCAACCTGTATCCAAACTTACCCCTATTATCCAACCATGATAATTAGTTACTCCATCATGTCTCCAAGTAATATCAGCATTAATGTCCTCTTTAATAAGAGTATTGGCATAAACACCGAAGCACTTATACAATGATTCGACATTTATGCCATACTGACATGATCCTTTTGAGGACATCATAAAATCAAGTCCGATAGATTGAGATCTGGAATTTAAAGACATTAAAACTAAACTTACTAACAAAATCTTTTTCATATTTTATGCAAGTTCTAATCTTGTTCTTAATTCCTCATTACCCTTCATAAAACCATTAATAAAAGCCTCAATTTCTTTTCTCCTTTCTCCTTTGGCTTCAAAATAGGTAGTGTAACTCATATTTTCAAAGAAATTAAGTTTTGTCGTACAATTAACTTCTTCACCAAAAGTTTCATTAACTATTTCATCAAGTTTTTTAGGAAACTCTTGTAAAATTCTTCTTTCTTTCTGATTCATGACTATTTAGTATTACTCATCAATATTCTTTTAACATTTGCGACAATCTCTAATTCTGATAAAGGATTCATTTCATTATCATAAATTCTTACCTGTGCAACTTCATTACCATCTCTATCTATGATAATAGGAGTCTCCTGAACAACTTTAACATCCCAAGGTGTAGGTAATGCATCATATTCATTTGATGAATAGACTTTCTTTTTAAGCTCTTTTGTTGTCATTTTTATATGGATTTGAATTGTTCAACACTCATTATATAAATTCCAATTTCTTTGGCTTTGACAGTTTTACTAGTATGCTGATTAATATCAGCAACAATAAGATGTGTAGTATTTTTGCTCACACTATCTGAAATCTTGCCTCCATTATCAATAATAACCTTTTCAAGTTCTTTATCTCTTAAACCTGAGAAACATACTGAGAAACCATGGTATTTATCCCCAGAAGGAACTATCTGTATTGTCTCAACCATATTCACGTTATAAAGAGAAAGTGTGTTAGAACTAATTTTCTCAAGTCCTTCTAAGAATACTCCTGCAGTAATATCAGATACACCTTTTATCTTATTTAGTTTATCAATTGTTTGGTTCTCTTCGAGAAAAATATCAAGAGAATCAAATATTAATTGAGTAGTCTTTTCACCAATCTTACCTTCAAAAATATCCAATGCATACATTAACTTAGCAAGTGAAATTCCCCTTTCTCTCACTTTAGTGAATTGGGAAACGATAGTGTTAATTGTTGATTCGCCAAAACCTGAAATATTAGCTAAATCATTTTTTGACACAGTATATAATTTTTCACAAGTATTAATACCAGCTTCAAACATTGCCTCAATAGTAGGACGACCAACTTCTTCAATTTCTAATACAGTAACAAAATGCTCCAATTTAGAAATTAGTTTATCTTTACAATTAGGATTACTACAGATACGTTCAACAAAAGTATCATCATCAACTAAACCACAACCACATGATGGACAAGTGGAGAATGTTGATAAGAAGTATTTAATAATATCCTGATCACTGGGAAACTTCTTATCTTTAACAGTCTCAAATATCCTCTTACTAACCTCATATTCTTCAACACTATTTGATCCAGTGGGCAATTTAATTCCTTCAACAGCTACTATTTTAGGTATAACTTCTCCACTTTTCTTTACTGTTATATTCACACCAGGAAATAAACAATACTTACGTATAAATTTAACATTATAAAAAGTAGCTTGTTTAACATCTGTACCATTAATAAGTACAGGGTCAAATGTGACAACCCCCTTTAATTTACCTTGTTTTGAAATTTGAAAATCATAACCAGTAATTACTGTATCTTTTTCTTCAGACCATTTATCTAATTTTAATGCACGAGCATATGCTGGGTTACCATTAGGCTCTCTTCCCAATTTATTTCGAATGTCTCTATCATTGAATTCAACAACTACTCCATCAATAGGAAGCAGTTTAGAATTCTTTTTAAAAATCAAATCACAAATATCTTCAGTAAGATCACTGAATTTTAATTTAAGAAAATCAACTTTTAGTGTTGAAATATCATTAAGATACTCTAATTGTTCAACTTTATTAGTAAGAGGTAATACTGGTGTACCATATTTCATAAATGTTACATACTGTAACATATCAGATGGTTCATCACAATTGAATAAACCTGCTACTGTAGCATTATTCAATTTGTATGGTAATCCGGTAGGAGAAACTTTACCTTTAAATTCTTTTTCCCAAATAGAAGTTGGTATGATAGCTTCTCCTATAGTAAAAGTCCCATCTGAAATATCCGGAGCATCAGAAAAATTTATATCCATTTTTAAGAAATGATTATCACATTTCTGACCAAATTCCCCATCTCCTCTAGTAAATGCTTCTAAGTTTTTAGAATCATATAATAAAGAAATACCATTATATTTAGGAGTTAAAACTAATTCTACATTCTGAATTTCTTCATCAGAGTAATTTAATTTTTTAAGTGTAGAGTAAATCCAACTTTTAAGTTCTTCAAATGTCTTACATTTGTTCATACTCATCATTGGAATAGGCAATTTTCTTTTACGAGAATTGTCTTTCTGTTCCTCAATAATCCCCCTCTTTAGAATAGAATTTTCAGGATCAATTGATGCAAGTTTTGCAATTAGTTCATCATACTCTTCATCTGATACCTGAGGATTACCAGCTCGATACTCTCCATTGAGATACTGGATTTCACCTACTAATTCTTTTACGATATTAGATTGTTCTTGTTGTATTTTTATTGATTTCATGATCTTAGTTTTTACTTGTGACCCCGGTAGGATTCGAACCTACGACCCGCAGCTTAGAAGGCTGCTGCTCTATCCACTGAGCTACGAGACCATTAAAAATATTAATCCCACTGATAAGGGGCAACAATCAGAACATCTTTTTTATGATACATTTTGATATTGACTTTTTTGTAATCAACTTTATTCAGTTTAGAATACAACAACCGGGCATCTGTCCTATTGAATTTCTTATCAACATAAATATGATCTTTATCATCTCCTCTTAAATAAACAATCCAATCCCCATCAGCTGGCACACACTTAGGAGAAATTGTATCTACATCTCCATTAGATCGCTTAATAGACTTTACTTGTGAAGTTTTGTCTAAAGCAGATTTGTTGGTAACAAATAGTCTACCATTTACAAACTCTGTCTTAAGATTCTTCTTGACAATCAACTGACTAACTATTGATCTTATACATGATCGTAAATCTTCAGAAATCTCTTTAAACTCATTTACTATCTGATTAATGGTGATTCTATCACTATTGTCAATCAACTGTTCAACTCTAAGTTCTAAATCAAGTGTTGTCATTTTTATTAGTTTTTGATAGTTTTACAAAAGGTGGGAGATGAATCTCCCACCTGTATTTACGTAAATTATATCATTGATACTAATTGATCAAATGCTTTCTGTGATTGTAGAGATTCTTCGCCCCGAAACATAAGACCAGACATCTTACGATCTTCTGTTTTGTATGATTTTACATTTTGAAGGAATGACGTTACTCCATTTAAAACCCAAAGTCCAGTACCTTCACCAATGTTCTGACCAGGTGCTGAATAAAGTGCATTGTAAACTTCCTGCATAAAATTCGAACGACGAGTAGATAGACTTTCTCCTAATGCTAAAGTAGCATACTCTTCTGAAGTAAGAAAAGTATGATTCAGAATGTCCTTTGCCTGAGTGTCGTTGATTTGTATCTTACCAAGTTGTTGTAATACTTCAGCAAGTTTATCTGACCATTCAGTAGCTAAACCAATAAGCTCTCTGCCAAGTTTGAGACGATCATGAATACCAGAAGTATGACGTAAAGATACTCTGTTCTTACAATCTTTCATTGCCATATCATAAGTGTTATTACAAACAACTCTTATGTTAGTAAACTGAACAGACCCCCCTGCTCCATTATGTGTATTTGAAAACAATAGATATTCTTCCATAATATCTGACTTACCAAGTTTAAGATATTTAGGAAGTTTAGCAGTAATGAAAACAATTTCTCCCTTACCGAGTGCACCAGCAGTATGATAAACGATATCCTTTTGATCTTTCACTAAAGAATCAAGAAAATCAAAAGCCTCCCTGTTTTGAACAGGTGAATACTGATTTCCGAAAATGTTACCAAGAATATCCCCATTATCAGTACGAATGGTGGAAAATGAACCACTTTCTTTCCATTCATTATTAACACTAACAAAATTAGGAATTTTCTCAACTTCCCAGTCAAGATGGGCAATTTTAAGAACCTCTTCTGAAGTTTTTGCTTCTTCAACGACCTGGCCTAATTTATGCCAAGCGGGTTGCTGTAAAAGATAGAGAGCAGCTTCCCCTGATTTTGAATCCATTGCTAAATTGTGTGACATGATCTTAAGTTTTTTTAATTAATGTTTGAATGATTTAACACGGTAAAATTAATATAATAATTAACACAAACAAAATTATTAATCAATTATTTTTAAAAATATCCTTAATTTATAATGATTATAAATAAGGGATATTGATTATTATATTAACTATCAATTAAATAACACTATCATAACCTTTAAACCATATCCATTTTAAATCACTAAAAACAAAATTTTGTATAGGTATCTCCATCATCTTTTGAGACAAAGTTAAATCTCCTACACTAAATCCATTAGAAAAACTTCCCAATGCTTGTATTACTCCATTAATACATCTTCCCTTCACAAAATTATCATGTATATGATTAGAAGGGTTAGCTGGTTTAAATTCTTCAATCAAATAACAATAATCTTTATCATCAACATCGTGAATCACTAAAATAGTTTTACCTACTTTATTAATAATGTACTGTAAAGAATCTTGATCCTGTATCATTTTTGTTTTCCTTTTTCAAATTGTTGTTTTATATTTTTTATTGTTTCATCTCTCTTATGTTCAGCTTCTTTCTTATCAACATTATTATAATGACGTCTAGCTCTGTCTTTAATAACTTGTCTCTTTTCTTTTTCTCCCATTGACCCCCATCTTGATACTTCAAATCCTTCTATAGCACTCTCATTAATAAATGATGGTTCTTCAACTAACGCTGTACCGCAATTAGGACATACTTTGTTTACTTTAAAAACTTTACCATCTTTGCAATAAGTTACTTTATGAACAGTAACTTCATACTCACAATTAGGGCATGATAGTATAGCCATTAGAAATTTCTCCTACAATATTCACATATCAAAAGTGCATCAATAAGATTTTCATCATTATTTTTGCACCTTGTTGTACGACGAAAATCCATATCTGGGAACAATCTTCTTGCTGCCATTTCTGAAATAGCTTTAGTATTATTAACTAAAGTTTTACCTGTTGAAGATACTTTCTTCTGTATAGGTACACCTTGCCACATTAATGATTGCCACTTTTTAGGGGCTACTTTAGTATATGAAAATCCACAAGAAACAATAGCCATCTCTAATATACCATTAATGTACCCAAATTCAAAAGTACTCTTTGCAGATGCTCCAAATATAGCATGAACATCTTCTATACATACTTGTATAGAATAGTCATGAAATGTGGTTTTTATAACACCAAACAATTCATATATACCATGTACATCAACTTTGTCTCCTATCTTTGGAATAGGTAACATAGTTCTGTTACCAGTAACATCATTATATGTTACTACATACCCATCTTTACCAGGATCAATACCAATACACAACTTTTTCATATTTTTTAATTTACAAGTTTACTGACTCCATTTATTTTTTGAATAGTAACTACAGGACATTCATAATTATCACCAGGTATATGGGTAGTAATTAAAATTGTCTTTTTAAGATCAACCAATGAAGATGTTAGTAAATTAATACCTAATCTATCAGCTGATTCGAATATTTCATCTATACTTAAAAAATTCAATCCTCCATAAAGGTGTGTTGAATTTATAGCATGTTGAATGGTGAGAATCATAGCAGCTTCTAATCTTACTCTCTCTCCACCAGAGAAATTACCAAACTCTCTTACTTGACCATCCCTAACAATATATGCTGTTATTTTGTCTGACAGTGTACCATCTGATTTTATCTTATATCCTTCTAATTGTACTCTTAAATCTGTTTTTAGATCATTTAGGAACTTATTAGCATAACTCTGTAAAACCTTTAATGTTTTGACTGATAGATATTGTACAAATTCTTTGAACGTAAAAGCCCATTGTTTATAATTCAAAATCTCTTCATCTATTTTATTAATATTTAAACTAATATCTTCAATTTCATCTTCACAATTTTTTATCTCTTGTTCAATAGCTTTAATTTTATCAGTATTATCAAAGTTATTAGTATTTAATTTCGACTTACTGGTCTCAAGATTTTTAATATTACTATCACAAATCTCTATCAATTTTTTCTTACTATCAGAACTTTGTTTTAAAACTTCAATATCATTATTTGTTCTTCTTATTGACAATAAGCTATTATCTATACTCTGATTCAATTTATTATTTAATGTCTTTATTTCTGACTCTTCTGATTCCACCACTAGCCTGTCTCTCTTTAATGAAGTAATATTTTGATCATATAACCTTAACTTCTCTTTTAAAGAATTATAATTATTCTCTATTTTATCAACTAATTCTTTAGCTTGACTCAAAGCCTCTTTCTCCTGTGTAACATCAATATCTTCTTTACTAACTATAAATTCATGACTACATTTAGGACAAACAACAGTACCTTTCAAATTTATCTCTATTTCCTGAATAGTTAACAATATCTCTCTCTTATTATCATTTAATTTATTTATTTCATTATCTACAACATCTTTATCAACTCTAACATTTGAAATCTTACTATCAATCTCTTTGTATTTTAAATCAAATACCGACAGTTTACTTTTTGAATCATTAACCTCTTCTTTAATCTTAACAAGCTGACTATCTATAGTTTTTAAATCACATAATAATTTATCAATCTCTTCATTATTACAACTAATATCTGATCTGTACGCAATAATCTTATTACTTTCTTCAATTATCTGTTCATCTATTTTATTCATTTCTTGAACAAGTAGGACCTCTTTATCAATATTCTTTTCATTATCAATATTCTGTTTATGAACTTCAATCTTGCCTAGAACACGTTCTTTAGAACCATGTAATAATTTTAAATTAGTTTCTAATTCTCCAATATTTGACAAAATATCACTATCTATACCAGAAATAATACTTGAATTAGAAAATCTACCAATTAATTTTATCAAATTAGTATTAGATGAATCAAAGAATGACACATACTTAAACTTATTCAATATAAAAAAATTCTGCAAATCTTCTTTAGAAATACCAATCCAATCAATTATGAACTTATCAATCTCATTGACCATTTTATCTCCGAATGCATATTTTATCTTACCATTTACTGATAGTTGACTACTACCACCATTTTTACGTGATATTTCACGTTCTATCAACAAAGATTCCTTCCGGATAGGGCAATAAATTTCTGAAGAAAGAGTGCAATTATCTTCTAACCAATTAATCAAATTAACATCAGTAACTTTCTTAGAAGTCATATGTAAGTATACATACTCCACAATTGACATCAATACTGATTTCCCAGACCCATTAGATTCCTGGCCAGGGTCTGTTTGATTATCACCTTTTATTAGAACAGGTAATCCATTCTGGATCTGATAGTAAACTTCACCACGAAATGATTGAAAATTTACAGCTTTTAAGAATTTAATTTCCATTATTTACGAAAGTTTTTATTAATAATAACTTCAAGTTCACCAAGCAATTCAGGGTTATCCAATATAATTTTTTTAACTTGTTCTATACCTTGTCCCAATTTAGTATCTTCATATGAATACCATGACCCACTTTTCTTAATTACTCCTAATTCAACACTTAATTGAATAAGTTCATTTAATTTATCAATACCCTCTCCATATATAATGTCAAATTCTGCAACCCTAAATGGAGGAGCTGTTTTATTCTTTATTACCTTTACTTTTACTCTGTTACTAATAGCTTCATCACCATCTTTATTAATATTAATTCTTCTAATATCCAATCTTTGTGAAGCATAAAATTTTAAAGCATTTCCACCAGTTGTTGTTTCCGGATTACCAAACATAACACCAATTTTTTCACGCAACTGATTAGTAAAAAATAATATAGTATCAGTATTACCAACAATTGAAGTTAGTTTACGTAAAGCCTGTGACATTAATCTGGCCTGTAACCCCATCTTTGAATCTCCGAAATCACCTTCTATTTCTGCTTTAGGGGTCAATGCTGCAACTGAATCTATAACAACAATATCTATTTCTCCCGTACGAATCAAAGTTTCAGCAATGTCAAATGCTTGTTCTCCATTACTAGGCTGTGAAAACAAAAGACTCTCTTTAGAAATATCAACACCCAAATTTTGAGCATACACTCTATCAAAAGCATGTTCCATATCAATGAAAGCAGCTACACCACCTTCTTTTTGAACTTCAGCAATAGCATGCAAGGTTAATGTAGTTTTACCAGACGATTCAGGGCCAAATATTTCAATAACTCTGCCTCTGGCATAACCACCCCCTAATGCATTATCAAGAGTAATAGAACCAGATGAAACAAACTTTATACCTGATGTGCTTTCACCATCATCATCAAGACCAATAATAGTATTTTTACCAAATTTCTTTTCTAAAGCAAAAATGGCATCTTTTATTTTATTATTTTCCATTCAATTTTTTATTTAAAAATTTAATGCCTTCATTGAAGTCTTTTTTATTCTCAGCACAAAATTCTTTAAACTCTTCAACAATAGTCTCTTTATCATGTTTCTTAATTTCATTAGAAGCATATTCTATCTCTTTTTCAATCTCCTTAACTTTTATTTTAACATCAATACCAGCAGCAATAAACTTTTCTTTCTTAATAAATTTAACCCTATCTTCTGACCCAACAAACTCAAATCTAATAAACTTATTTAAACTAGCATACTTTACTATCTGTTCATCAACATAATCAGTGTTATGTTTATCCATATCTATTATTACTTTCTCATACTCTTTAAAACTTGACTTTACTAAATCAATAGTACAATCATCATACACGACAGTAAATCCCTTTTCAGAATCTTCACCAAAATTATTTTGTTGTATAGAAGGAATATGAAAGATATTTTTAGATAATTGTTGAGCATTGTGATAATGACCCAATAAAACTAAATTAAATCCTTTAAAATCATTAACAGATATACCACATTGAACTTTTGACCCATCATTATTTACTGACCCATTAATAGCTTGATGACTTAATAAAACATATCTTTTACTCTTATCAAACTCTCCAATATATTCCTTAAAATCTTCAAGTTCCTTGAACCACATATCTTCTTTAAAAAAGGGCATCATATGGAATAGAACATCACCTACTGAATACATTCCCTTTCTATCTATTACTTTAAATTTAGGGTGAAACTTATAACTATTCAAATAACTATCATAACTTGAATAATTCTGTTTATCATGATTACCCGGAATTACCCAAAAATCAAACTCATACTGAGTACATACCATATTAATTATATCGCTTAAAGCTGTAAGAACTACTTCTTTCTGGCCGGGTCTACTATCTAACATATCTCCCAAACAAAATAATACTTTTATTCCTAAAGATTTAGCTAGTTCACATTTTTGTCTAACTAAATCTTTTATTTGTTCAATATTACTTTCTTTTAAATGCCAATCAGTTGATATAACTGCTATTTCCTTTTTCATGTTACAAAATTTTAAAATAGGAGTGGGTGATTTAATCCCACTCCTATTAATTTACGAAAATTATTTACTTTGTCTTCTTTTTCTTAAAGCATCAATTTGTGCCTGTAAATCAGGATCAATCTGTTTTGAATTTACAACAACTTCAGGCTTATTAGATGACTCATTTGATTGTTCAGGTTCTTCTTCTTTCTCAATTTTTGACTCTTCTTTCGGTTCTGTTATTTTATTGTCCTGACCTATTTCTTTTAATTCTATTTCATCAAATGGTAATTCATCACCATTCTTAGCTAACTTATACCATTCAATCAACTGTTCCCTTGACAACTCAGGTAATTTATAATCATCACCATAATTATCTTTAATATACTCCGACAATTGACGTTTCATAGCTGGAATAGGAGCAGGTAAATTATTACTAGTCACTTCCTTTGAAGATTCACTTTTAATACCAGTTCCATGTTTCTTATCAGGAGCAATATTTTTCTCAGATACTTCTTCCTTATGATTTTCATCATTAGATCTTTCTTCAGATGATGCTCCATACTGTTTAGGAGTATAGGCAGGGACTTGTTTTTTAAGATTGGCTATCTTTTCAAGAAATTCTTCATTCTCAAAAATATTATACTTATATCTTTTATCAAATCTCATCAATCCATCAATAGCCATCTCAAAATCACGCATAGTATACACATTCTTATATAATTCATACAAACTCTCTCTTTTCATGAAATCAACAAACTGTTCATCAGTAATTCTAGTCCTCTTAAAAAAATCATCCCAAGATTCACGCTTTTCTTTTGAAGGGAGTTCACAGGATATAGTGTATTCAATTTTTCCCTTATCATTTTTACCTTTTGTGATAATTAATGGATAACCTTCATCAGGGTCAGTAAAAATATCAGGGATAATTTCAGTATTTTCTGGTGCTTGTTGAACTGAAATTTTCTTCATACTATCTAACATATAAGAATAAAGAGTCTCTCTACCTAATTTGCCATTTTTATCCCAAGCATAACAAATATACTCAATTGAAGGTTTTATACCCCAATTCCATTTACCGTCTTTACCTCTCCAACCATTTATAGGGTACAAAAACTTCTGTCGCTCATCTTTATCCTGAATCTCATCATTTGCACGTTTTTGAACAAATGAAATATAAAGAAGAATAGGATCTTCCTTTAAAACATTAGAATGCTGAGTTGCAATAAAAATGTTTTTAGTTTTAAGTTCTTTTCTGCCTGTTGGATTACCTTCTTTATCAAGTTCATCCACTTCGCATTCAAGAAATACTGTTGACTTAGCACAATATGCCGGTTGATCTGGTTTATGTGCTGGTGCAATACGACGCCAATTTTCACCATCCTCAATTTTGTGAAACCCGGCTCTACCCTCTCCATCAGAAGTAGGGATTGCCTTTTTGGCATTTTCTTGTTCATCTTTGATAGAGCCTAATGTTGCTCCTTTAAATTGACTTCTGTCCATGATGTTTTGTTTTAGATTAATGTTTCAATTTTATTTATGAGTTTTGTGAGTTCTTGTTCAAATGTTTTTATATCAACTGTTCGTGTATCCTTGGCCAACATAATACCAACTATCTTCTGCTTAGCTGTTTTTAAAGATATACCGAAAGCAATTTCATTATAATCATCATATATCTTGCCATCCGACTCTCTCTTTCGTTGTACAACTTCAATTAAATCCCATCGTTCTGATGCCCCGGTGCAAGGCTTTAAAATATAATTCTCAATTTTAATGTTCATTTATTTGTGAGTTTTATGAATTCTGTGTCCAATTATCTTTTAATTTTTTAATAAACATTCCATTTATTTCTCCTTCAATAATTTCATTTACAAATTCTTCAGGAGTTACTGGTCTAGTTATCAATGACAATTTCTTATCCTTACTTTGTATGGCCCAATACAAAGAATCTATAAACCCAAAGTTCTTTTTTGATTCAATTAGACTATTCTTCTTAGCTTGATAAATAGGATCTAAAATTATTGCCTGATTTATAGAATCTTCAGTAAGTTTTATAGATACCAAATGTTCACCATCTGGAATAGTAAACTTACCTCCATTAACATTAGCTTCTCTTCTATATCTCTTACCTAAATCTGCCGAATATACATCACATTCTAGTTGTTTTAAAGATACAGCACTTTCTGCCTCTGCTCTTAATAACCCAATCTTATTCAAAAGAGCTGAAACTGTTACTATCTCACCATACAAATTACTATAATCTATAGAAGTTAATTCATCAACATTCACTTCATCTTTAAACCCTTCAAATTGAAGTACAACAGTCTGATTACCAAAGAATATTGTTACATTAGACATATAAATGTTTTATTTATTAAAATTAATAAAAATCTTTTTCACTAATTAAGTCTGAACAAATTATATTAAAACTCTCTACCCTAATAATATAACCTCTGAACTATCCCAAATTTTTACTACTTTTTCTTTTCTATATTCATCTTCTCTTATCAACCCTGTAATAATTAGAAGCTTTTTTTCTGAACCAACTAATTGTATTCCTGAATCTAAAATACGTTTATATTGATCTGGGAATATATTAACCCAAACTGACTCACTATTACTGTCTAAATTAATACTACAATACTTCCCTTTCTTCTTACTCTCTCGTTCTATAACTTCAATAATATACCCACCAATCCCATAATAGATGTTATCATTTGTATCATCTTGTATATCTGAACTATTTATATAAGTATAGTCTACTAAATATTTATCACAAATCTCTTCATAATTAAAAAATGCAATCCCTGTTAATCGTTTCTGTTGTAAATCCCACCACCAATTATAATAAACAAACTCTTGATCAAGTGTAAATAAATCTCTCTCTTTATCCACTTTAATCTTCTTTATCTCTCTAAATTGTGTTAATAAACGAATCCGACCATTTGAAGTTTGAATATCTTCAATCTCATCAAAAGCACCTGAAAAAATTAAATTCTCTATATGAAGTTTATTAACTTTACTACCAGTAAAAGTATGACGTTGGACAAATTCTTCAAAACTAAAATACTTACCATTTTTTGATCGTTCTTGTAAAATTTGATCCATTGCTATCCCACCTACTTGCTTTACAGAAGATAAAGTCCAATAAATTATATTAGAAAGATGATCAGATTTCACAGATGATTCAGAAACATTAATATTCGGAGATTTAATTTTTATATGGCCTGTTTTATTAATCTCTGAAACAAATTGAAATGTACGTTCTTCTCTTCTACTCTCATCAATAAATTCAAAAGCAGAAGTCCAAAACTCAATAGGATAGTGTACTTTAAGATACTGACATATATACCCAGTAATAGTATAAGCTGCAGCATGTGATTTATTAAATCCATATAAAGCAAATCTCTCCATAACTTCCCAAATATGAACTGCTTCATCATGAGGGCAACCTCTCTCTTCTGCCCCTTTAATAAAACGCTCTCTATAGGGGTCAGAATATTTTTTCTTCATCTTCCCTAGGGCCTTTCTAATCTCATCTGCTTCAATAAGTGTAAAACCACCAACTTGCACACATGTTTGCATAATCTGCTCCTGATAAATTAAAATCCCATAAGTCTCTTTTGTAATAGATTCAGTACCCCAAAGATACTCGACTTCTTTTGATCCTTCTTTACGAAAGATATATTCATTATGAAGATTAGATTCAATAGGCCCCGGTCTATAAAGAGAAATAGCAGCTATTAAATCCCCTATATTTTCTGGTTTACTCTCTTTACAATACTTTGTTAATCCCTTCGCTCCAAAATGAAATACATCTTGATTCCACCCCTTACGAAAATACTTAAATACAATTTCATCATCATAAAAAAGTTTATAAATATCAGGTCTCTTCTTCCCATTAGCTTCTATAAGAGAAAGAATAAACTGAAACTTATCTAATTGTCTAATGCCTAAAATATCTTCTTTTAAAAGACCTATTGACTCTAATTCTCCGCCTTCCCACTCACTCACTAATAAATTTTCATTATTTTTTGTCATTACACTTTTTACTGGGATCCAATGAAATATATCACGGTCCTCAGGTAAAATAATAGTAGCACAGGCATGAACAGATTGAGATCTTGGTAATTTTAAAATTGATTCTAAATCGTTTACTAAGTCAACATGATTCTGAATAAAATTCATTATTCTACTATGTTGTAATGCATTTTTAAATATCCCAGCTATAGAATCATCTTCATCATTAAGTACTGTAGTAATCCAATTTACGTCTCCAATATCAAGATTATAAATTCTTGATAGATCTTTAATTGCAGCCTTTAATTGTAGAGTAGTATATGTCCCAACAGAACAAACTTGATACTTTCCATATCGTTTCTCCATATAATGTTTAACATCATCTCTTCTATCGCCAGCAAAATCACAATCTATATCAGGTAATGATCCCCCTTCCACACGCCCTTTATTAAGAAAACGTTCAAATAATAACCCAAACTCTATAGGGTCCAGATGGGTTATCCCTAGACAATATGCAACCAAACACCCACCTGCTGATCCACGCCCAATCCCTGTCAATATCTCATTTCTGTTACTCCACTGTATAATATCCCACAAAATTAAAAAATAATCAATAAACCCACCTAATTTAATTACTTCAACTTCTCTCTCAACTCTATCTAAATACTCTTTATATCTATTTTTGGGGACTCTTTTCTCTATTCCCTTCTCAATTAACCCCCAAAATAAATCTTCATTATCTTTATACTCTCTACTTTGCTCATCTGTCATTTTATAAATTGGAAGAAATTTCTTTGTAGAACTAATTTGAAAATTACACTGGGAACATAATAATAATTCATTAGATAATGCACTCTCAAAATAGTTAAATAAACGTTCTTCATCCTTGAATAAAACACTTAACTCATCAAAATATTCTAACTTGCTTTTAAAAAATTGGTTCAGAGATTTATATTCTTTTATTTCTGAAATTTGATTTAAACGTGTCTTAATAAAACTGTCCTCTTTATCTAAATAAAAAGCATCTGTAATAGATATCGGAGATAGTTTACTATCTACAAACTTCTTAAGATTAACTAAGTACTCCTGATCTCTTTCTTTATCTTCATATTCTACAGTGTCTAACTGATAGTAAATCTCCAATTTATTAAGAAAATCTAATACTCTATTAAAATTTATAGACTTTGGATCTAATACAACTACTATTCCTTCTAGTAACTCTAAAAATCTCTCCTGTTTAATAAACTTATTATTAGTGACATTTACTTCAGTATTAATTAATAATAAATTCTCCCACCCTATTGAGTTCTTAACATAGCACTTAACATCATACTTGTAATCTGTCTTACTTTGATAAACTGTATATGTTGCACCAATTATAGAAGATATTCCTGATGCTTGGCACTGATTCTGAAATCGTAAAACCCCTGCTAATGTATTTTTCTCACAAATTCCCAAATATTTAACATTTAAAAACTTAGCTTTTCTAATCCACTCACTATAATGTCCTGATCCATTTAACAACTCATACATCCCTCTAACACCTAAAAATGAAGTTGTTAAAATTTCTTCTTGTAAATTGCCTAAATATCTTAACTTAACTAGTTGAGGGTTATTAACAGAATCACTTGATATATAATACCACTTACCACCAAAATTAAAAACTAAATTTTCACCCTTAATATCATCTATAATTAAATGGAAATCTTCATTAAACAACTTCTCTTCTGTAGGGGCTACTAATTGAAAAAGCTGATCATCAATTTTTAAAAGCTGATCATCAATTTCTTCAAACTTTATTTTCTTACTTATAAGATATGATACTAACTCTTGCATTTTACTCTCCCTTTATATCATCAAATAAAATAGGAATCTGTTTCTTAAAATCTTCTAATAAAGGACACATTAACTCTCTCATTTGAGGATGTACACCTTCAGCAGTACGAAGTCTAAGTATATATCTCCATTCACGAATATTAGCACCAATTACAATCTCAGTTTTAAGAGAATTAGGAAGGATACTACGAGCTTCTTGAGGAGACCACTTACGAAATCTTAAATCTACTTTACCAGTTTTAGGATTAATTTGATTAACAAGATTATTATATTTTATTTCATCTTTATTAATACTATCTAACCAAGTAAGAGTACCATCATACTCACTAAAATTATCATAGTCTTTATTTAGATTATAGACACCCTCTTTAATATCTAACCAACTAGGAATAATAAACTCAATATCTTTCCCATTAGCATAATTACAATATCTCGTACTTTCTTGTACAAAACTTGCAAGTCTATGTCTAACTAGTTCATGAGTTACTCCCCTATCACAAATAAAGCGAACATTAATCATCCCACCTAATTCAAGCGGCGCTTCATGTCCACGTTTAAGAAGTTTAGAAAGAAATTCATGTGCTGAAATACCAATTCGTGAATACTCTTTCCCTCCAATATTAGTTCTCTGTTCTAAAATCTCTATCTTACCTTCACTTTTATAAGCAGTTCTCCCAGCAGCTTCAATAGCAATAAGAATCTCTTCTCCATTGATAGGAGTCTCAATTCTATAACTTGGTTTTATCAGTTTCATCTTTCTTTGATTTAATGTATCCAGACATTAATAATGCATAATTAGCAAGATCAAGTAATGTATCTTCTATTTTTTCATTCTCTACTCTAGTAACACCCTGTAGAACAAAAGAATTTACACGCGAAATCTTATCCATCATACGTGTTAGAAAACCTTGTTCTACAGAAGCAACCCCTATCTTTTCAACAACTTTGAAATTTGCAAAAGCATCAAGTTTATCAAAACCTGAATAATCATGATTCTTTGCAGACACTATTTTATGTATTCTATCACAACATTCTTTATGATAGATAAGAAATTCTTCATTATTCATATGACACATACTTTACAGGATCAACTATCCCAACTCTATCAAATGCTTCCAGTCTCTCTGTACACGACCCACACTTTCCACATGATTCACCTTTTTCATTAGGTCGGTAACATGTATTCGTATTTTCAAAAATCATAAAAGGGTCAATCTTTAATATCACACAACTTGCTAATGCATCTCTTAATATATCAGCCTTATCTAATTGAAGATAGGGAAGATAGTTAGATACACGTTCAGACCCCCAGTTACCAATTTTAAATGCATAATCTAATGCTGTATGAAACTCTGGACGACAATCAGGGTAAATAGCATGGTCACCTGAATGTGTACCTAAGCATATCTGAATATCTTCATCTAAACTCTTAGATAGTGAAAGCGCATACCCATATATAAGAGATGAAAAGATTGCATTACGATTAGGAACCACTGTACTCTTCATATTCTCATCTGCATAGTGCCCTTCTGGCACATTCATTGAATCAGAAGTCAATGATGAATGAAACTTTCTCATTATCTGTGAAAGATCAATTACTTCCCACTCTATTTTTGATTCTGTAAGTATCTGAAGAAATCTTATATTCTTCTCAACTCTTTCTAGTTCTATAACATGTTTCTGCCCATAGTTAAATGAAATACAGTGTACAAAATAATCTCTTGATAGAAGATGTAGTAAAAGAGAAGTAGAGTCCATACCTCCACTAATTGATAGAACGGCGTGTTTCATTTTTTAAAATTAAGTACAATTGATTTCAAACTTAGATTTATTGTTGTAATAACTTAGAAAGTGATGGCATATTAAAGTCTGGGTATGACAATCTAAATGGGTTTATATCAATTCCGCCCCGTCTTGTATATTGACATAAAACTGAAAGATAAGTAGGCTTTAATTCATTATAAAGATCGTTATAAATTCTCTCACAAACAACTTCATGAAACCCTTGATGTTTTCGAAATGATACTAAATATTTAAGTAATGACTCGTAGTCAACTCGACGACTCCCAATGTATTCAATTGTAACACGACCCCAGTCTGGTTGATTTGTAACTTCACAATTTGAACGTAATAAATTAGAGTATAAAAGTTGTTTGGTATAACCTGATTCATAAGACTTAAGTAATTTAGGGTTATACTCATACTCATTAATTTTAATACTTTTACATTCTCTCTCTAAACAAATCTTATCTTCAACTCTAGATCTTGGGAAACTATTTAATTTCTCTACAAAAACTTCAGTGCCAACTTTCCTAGATAAATCTCTTTCAATAATTCGCTTAACTTCTGCAATCCCTGAAAAGCATGTATTATTAAATGAATTCAAATATAACTTTAAAGATTTTGATTCAAAAATATACTCAGAATATGCAAAATTATAAATTCGTAGTACACAAAAATAAGGTAACCCACTTTTCAATAAAAAAGAAAATTCATATGCTGTCCATATATCAATCCCAAACATCAAAGATGACATCCCCTTACGTCTCTCTGAACGAGGAAAAACATCAATTAAATCAGAATTATACTCATTGTCATATTGGGTCTTCTGGCCTAATTTAAAACTGTTTGACTTATTCATGACTATAAATTTTATTAAATTGATCAACTCGTTCTTGTATAGATCCCTTTAACTGGAATACTGGCAAATTATTTTGCTTAAAAAATCGATCAAACATATAATCTACTTCAATTTGAAAATCCATATTCATACTTCGAACTGAGTCATCATCTATCTCTTGTTCAGGTCTTAACCATACAATTAAATCAAACTTCTTAATAAGAAGATTACACATACTTCGATTTATATCAATCACCCAACTTGGTAATTTATCATATAAATATAATGAATAAATCAATGTATCTAAAATACTTCTATCATAAATTACTTTACTATCTTCATTTTCTATAAGATTTAAAAAATCCTTACACATACAATATAATTGTGTATATTCATCTCCACTTTCATTGATCTCAAGTCCTAAATTTCTAGCACTTCGTGTAACACCACCAATAAACTTAAAATCTCGAAACTTATCCAACTTTTTCAATTCTTCAAGTAAAGTTGATTTACCTGTACTATGTGTCCCTGTAATTAATATCTTAGTTCCCATTTACTAACTGTTTAAAAATCTTAATATTATTATTAATTGCTACTCTTTGTAAATCCGTAACTTTTGCATCAATCAATTCAAATAATTTAATAGACTCCTTCTTCTCTAGCCCATATTGATCATAGTAAATCTCTAACAAACCATGTACAATAGGGGAGGAAGTATCAATAGATTGAATAAAATCATAGACATTAGATTGATAAAAAAGAAATTCTTGTGGTAAACTACACCCTAATAAATGATGAGGTTTCTTTTTATTTATTATTCTCTCTCTCACTAATTTTACTATCAAAGACTGTCTCCCATACACCCAATTTTTAAATTTATTAGTAAGTTCAAATATACTTTCATAATAACTATAGTCAAAAGAAATAGCTATAACATCACAATATCTATCTATTTCTTGATAACACTCTACTAAATCTTCATATGTCTTCCCTTGGACCACCCCTATTTTCTTTCCAGGCAAAAAATTATACTTTGATACCCAATTATGTAAACGTTCAATTGTAGCCTTACTATCTTCTAGAACATCAGGGATAATATAGTAAGTTGGCTGTAGTCTCTCTACCCATGTTGCAAATTGGTCATTATCAAAAGACTTCCCAAGTTCAAATATCGAATTATCTAATATTACTTCACGACCTAACTTTAATGACTCTACAAAAAACTGATAATATTGTGGATATTGTTCAAATAAATGGACTAGTGCATAATCATAGTCATTAAAACTACGACTTTCTGATAAAAGTGCTAGAGGGCACTCATGTGATATTTTTCTCATTTCTTAAAGTTGTATTTATATACTCTAACATATCACAATATCTATATCAAATATAATCAGCTCTAAACTAATTTATTATATAGTATAGAGAGACTTTGTCAAAGTCTCTCTATACTATACTGCTATCTCTTATATTACTTACTCTGAGAATAGGTAGAAGCAAAGTTGAACAAAGATTTAGGGGTCTTATAAAACTCCCGACTGTCTCCCTCCACTTTAATTATAAAGAAGGCACAATTGCCCTGAGGATCCCAAACAAAAGATTTTATTTTACCTGATAAAATAGCCCCAGGATTTATTTTGCTTCTTTTTGAGACTTCAAATGTAACATCTTGTCCAATTTCATATCCCATTTTATCAACAGAATCAAGAAATTCTTGATACTTCTTTACTCTAACAGTAAAGGAAGCAATAACTTCTTCTTTTTTAATCTCAGAGATTACTGTTTCAATAGTATTTTTCTCTGTCTTATTAACAGATGTTGCTTTCTTATTTAAATCGCCAGGCACATCAATATCAATGTCTGTTGAGTAAAAAAGCTTAGGTAAATCTTTGCCATCCAAAAGAATAGAGGCACAATCATCACCCTGTATTTTCTTCAAGCGAACAACTGTTCCCGGAAACCAATTCCCACCTATTCTAACACTTACTCTTTGTCCCTTATTAATAGGGAGATTATGACGATCAGTAAAAATCTCCTCTGAAGTCACAGTAGCAGGATTTTCAATAAGGGCGTTGATCATCTCTTCTTTAGTCATCCGACCATAATTTTTAATCTTACCTTTACATTCTTCACGAAGTGATAAAGTGGTCATTTTCTCTAAATCTGTTCTTGTTTTCATGATTTTTATGTATTTGAATTATGGATTAAAAATATAAAATTTATATTTACGAATCTAATTTTCAATCAAAATAATTTATAAAAACCATAAATTTATAATGATTTTAAATAAAACTACTTAGAACCAGTATGCCCAAATCCACCTGTTCCACGATCAGTATCACTTACTTCATTTACCAACTCTAAAGATACTTCATTTACCTTTTCAAAGTAAATTTGAGCAATTCTATCTCCAATTTTATATGGGAATTCTGGTTCCTCCCCAGTATCAATATGAGTAAATCTTACTTGCCATTCACCACGATATGAAGAATCCACCTGACCTGGGCTATTAAGCATTGTCCAATTAGTCTTAGTTATACTACTTCTTGGTACAATGACCCCCTTCCAACCTATAGGTATCTCTGTAGAAAAACCTAAATAACAGATACATTTATGTCCTAATTTCTCTATATGATGTACTACAACATCGAAACAAGCATCAGTACTGAAACTTTTTTCAGGTAACTTAAAATTATCTCTAAGTTGTTTAAATTTTATTGTTGTCATACTATATAAATTTAACGATCATCACCAGAACTTTGAATTACTTCACGTTGAATACGATCTTCAAGTTTAATAAGATTCAATTCAGCAGCTTCTTCTAAAGTAAATCCTAACTCCTCTGAAAGACGATTCAAATACCATAATACATCTCCAATCTCTTTCTTAATTGCATTTATATGTTCTTCTCCAAATATCCCAGCATTGTCTCTATAAACCTTCTTTACTTTTTCACCTACTTCTCCTGCTTCACCATTAATCCCTAAAGCTAGATAGAGTGGGGCTATATTACGAGGGTAAATTAAAACTTGACTAGATAGTTCACTATACTCTTTAAAAGAAATCATTTTTTTAAATCATTTATAAAGTGATAAAATTCTTCTCTTGATTTATCAGTATTATCTAAGAAGACACCAGATAATTTAGAAGTTTTCATAGTTGAATCTTGTCTTATACCTCGATGAGACACACAAGTATGTTGAGCTTCAATTAACACTGCTATCCCCTTACTATCTTGTAAAATCTCTTGCAAAAAATTATGTATTTGCATTGTAAGATTTTCTTGAACTTGAGGTCTTCTTGAAAAATACTCAACAATTCGATTCAACTTAGAGAGACCAATAATACGATTCGAACTCCCTGGGATATAAGCTACATAAGCCTTACCCCAGAAGGGCATATGATGATGAGAGCATTGAGACTTCACTTCAATATTCCCTTGAAAGACAATCCCATCATAAACTTCACAATTTTCAAAAACAGTAATTACAGGTTCTTCACTATACAGTCCCTTCCATAAATCTTGAAGAAACATTTTTGCAACTCTCTTAGGGGTATCTTTCGAATTTGGATCTTCTCTCCAATTAGGAAGAACCACATCCATAAATTTAGCATAAGCTTGTTCAGCCGCTATAAGTTTTTCACTATCAATCATATTCCAGTTTTTTTATCCCAAATTATAACGTGTTCTCTTGTTGTATATCTTACATTTTCACGTATTGAAATCTCTACTACTCTCTCTCTATTTTCAATTAACTCCTGACGTGTTGCGCCTAAAGGCATTAAAACAACTTGATCTTTTCTAATTAATCTTTTATCTAAAAAGTCTGACTTAATCTCTTTCCAATCTTCTTCTTTACTAATTACAAACTTAAACCAAGCATTCTTTAAAGATGAGAGATAAGAGAGTATACGAGGTTGATAACGAATAAAATCTGCACTCCCTGAGTCTAGTAACTTAGGTGAATTATTCCATAAATCAACTATATCAACTAATTGGTCATGTGGCATTAAAGTACATTCATTCTCGATCTCAATATAAGGTTTAAATTCATAACGCTTAATAAACTCTTGTATAAATCTAACTACATTGTCTTGTTGCAACATAGGCGAACCACCTGTCAATACTAAATGTTGTCCCTCTCTAAACTTTCGAACAAGATCAAATTTCTCAATCAATTCAAAAAGCTCTTCAAATGTATAGGGGTTGCCAAAACGCCATACTTCCAAGGTATCACAATATGAACAAACGGATGTACACCCCTGTAATCTTAAAAAAGTTGCTGGGTACCCTACAAAATTTTCTCCTTGAATTGTATCACAGAAAAACTCAGCAACATTCAAATAATTAATCTGTGGCTTTTCTTTTTTAAATGAAGGATTACCTTCAATCATAATTTTACTCATATATACTTCGTGATTTAGGAGTTTCAAAAAACTCAACTCTATGAACTTGAACATCTAATTCTGACATCTTCTTCTGAACAATGTCAAATATCCACTTAGAGAGATTTTCTGAAGTTGGAACGAAATTGACAAACACCATCCCTTCATATAGTTCTCGATAGGATGTTATAAATGAACTATAAAGCTTTTGTTTTATTGTCATTGCGCCATATTCATCAATATTAAATAACTCTTTATCCACTACAGAATACTGTTTATTATCATTACGTTTCTCTTTTATTAATTCTGAAAACCAACCACTCACGACCAACGGATCATGAATATCTATAATAAATTTATGATCTAGTGTATCATCTAACCACTTTTTAAACCAATTCAAATGTTTAAAATCAGTAACCATTCCACTCTTCAACTCTTCTCCAGATAATGAAATATTAACTACTCCCTGATGTCCATGTAAGTGTCTACACTTTAAACATGAATCTAAAGAAAAATCAGTATTTAATGTTTGAGACCAAACACGATGGCCATAACAAAAATCAAACTGCTTAGTGATTATCCACATAGTTTCTTAATTTGAAGTTTTAAAATTAATAAATAATTTTCAATTCTAATATAAAATCTATATTAAAAATTTATCAATTTATCAGTTAAAATTCTCGAAATGAATTCATAACTAAATCTACGTGTAAAACCATTAATCTCAGCTACTACACAATTATCATTACCAAGATTCTTAATTATCTTAGTACACACCATACCACCATTATCTCTTATTTGTATACTTGTACCCTCTGAAAACCAATAATTCTTGTCCCATCGTCCCATCATTCTGATTGATTCTTCATCTCTATACTCAAAATTAGGTAATCCATACGGGTTAAAAAATTTATTAATATAACTCTCTCTTACAGATGTATTATTAAATATGGATGGCAAATTATTTTTACTACCAATTTTATCAATCTTTTCTTTCTTAAGAACACAATATTGTTTATACTTCTCTGAATACTTACCAGGATAAATAACTGATCTGACATAATAGGAGATATACTCCATCTGGAGTATAGAGTAATACTCTGTAAGTGGCAAATTACGAGATTTAGTTACTTGAGAAGTCATTATTTATAAGATTTTAATTGTAAAAAAAATTGCATAAAATTCTTAAGATTCTTTAACAAATAACATAAATATTCAAAACTCATATTCCCAGGGTCAATATTTTCATCTGATAATAATGCCACATCTACTTCAAACATTGTTAATAATTTACTACCAGCATCCTTCATACTATCTATAGTTCCCAAATCATACATCAAAATAACTCTTTTTATAGTTGAAGGAATTAAATTAATTTGATCAATTGATAAGCTACTCCCAAATGTAAAACAACACTTTATATCATCAATGTCATCCAATCTCAACAACCTATCTACATTAGCCTTATCAAATAACCCTTCTACTAGTATTAATGTATGTGTCTTATCATTTATTTCATCTAACCCTCCAAGCATTTTCGAAAAATCATTGTTCGAGTTTCTATACCTTAAAACAAGTGGTTCACCTAACTCTTTATGTCTTCTTAAATTTTCATGATGCCATTCCTTACTATTTCTTGATCTAGCTATCCAACCACTTAAAACCCCATTTTGAAATATCTTAAATACTATCATATTATCTACTCTAGGGTCTACATCAGACTTACACACATTAAATTTTCTATATTGATAATCTAAAAACCCTCTATCATTAAGATAATCATCATAATTAATATCTATTAAACATAATGGTAATTCAACTTCTTTATTTACTTCATTAACCGTTTTAGATAGCGTAGGCAATGTTTTTTCTTCTTCATAATAATATTCCTTATCCAATAAATCTAACCTACTTACACTCTTTAATACTGAAAATAATGAATAAGATTTAGAACAATAAAAACACTTACAAACAGCACTATTATCAGTAAATAAAACACCAAATTTGTCATTACGTCCACATTCTGGACAAAATAAATTACCTCTAAGCCACCCTTTTTGACCAAACTTCTTTAAATTAAACTCTGATATTATCTTACTTTTATTCATCTTTATTATATATATCTTTGTAAATCTTTAATGTTCTAGTATTATCATAAAACCTCCCTAAACTGTAGTTAGTAGCAATAGGATAGGTTCTTTCTGAAGGACTATAATATCTAAATTTATCACAAAAAATTCTCATTACTCTTCTTTTTTCTTCATCTATTGTTTGGTTCCCCGTTAAAACAAAACTATAAGAATTAGCAATATTTTTATCTCCCATAGAGTCTGAACGTGTAATAACCTTATCTGGGTCATTCCATATCATAATAGGGACATCAGATGTTTGGGTCGCCGTAATCCCCCGCATATCAAACTCATTACACAAATTCTTAAATTTTCTTGAAGCATTATTCAATTTCATTTTGATTGACTGGGTATCTACACCATAATGTAACCCATCTCCGGGATGACATAAATCTATACTATCTAGAATTAATATATCTGGAAACTTCCCCTTTTCTTTATTATATTCTATAATACTGTCTCTAACATCTAACATTGAAGCCTCATCAAATTGTTCAAAAGAACGTATTGCAATATCTTGTCTATTAACTACCATCTGTTGAGCTATAGAAAGTAATTTGTCATACTCATCGCCTTCTATATTACCATTCTTAACTTTACTATAATTGACAGCAGACCATACCTGTGTATACTTATCATACGCTTCATCTTCACTACCTTCCAATTGAATATGTAATACATCATACCCTAATCTACAAGCATACATCCCATGCCATTTTAATACTGTTGACTTACCTACTCCTGATCTCATTATCCAAAGAACTGTATCTTTCCTATCTATACCTCCCTCTGATAAAGTGTCTAAAGGTAAAATACCAAATGGTATTTTTGTTCTATCTATCTTCTCTTCTTTATTAATGGCCTTTTCTAATTGAACACGTTGAAAATCATTAAAAACATATAAAAATTTACTTGACCCCTTAAAAATTGAAAACTCTGCTATCTCAACACTATTCTTAGACATAACTTCAATAGCTCTCTTTCTATCCCCACTCTTATGAATTTCTATGACATCATCCCATAATAACTGAAATCTTATATCTTTAATATAATTTTCTAATTGGTGAAGTACAGGTTCTGGATCTACAATATCACAATCTTTTATCTTATTTAATTCAAATAATACCTTATCATCATTTTTATTCTTTTCATAAATTACTCCAAAAGTCGGTAATTTCCCAGTTAATTTAAAATGATTAATTATATCTTTGTATATCTGTTTTAATTCTGGGGTAGGTAAATATTGATACTTCAAATTCTCCTGTAATCTCTCTACAATACTCTTCTTTAAAAAACACAAACGGAATATCTCTTCTATGAATTTAGTACTAAGAACTTCATTAGCCATTGTTACGAAATTTTAAGTTATAAAATAATAAATCTCTTTATACCCAGAAAGATTCAAACCGTAAATCTTTTTCTCTTAATTCATTTACTGCCATAAATGAAGACATTGGTATATCATCATGTTGATCACTAGATTCTAATTTTCCTGTGTCTTCATTAAAAGTTATTGAATTAAACTCCCCAAAAATCAAATTAGTTGTATTTCTTGTATCTTCATCATCTCTAAACGGCAATTTTAATTGGCCTCTCTCAAACATTGCACTCATAGCTGGTAATCCATTATATAAATCCTTTTTAATACCTGAAGTAGTAGTAAATCCTTCTATATTCTTAAGTCCTCTGGCTCTAGCCATATCACTTAATATCCCTTGAAATCCATTATCTTCACAAACTACTTTATTAGGTTTGAATCTTTGATCCAAACTTACTATTTGATTAATTTGTTCATCATGAGATGCACCTTGCTTACGCCAAATATGTAGTAAATATAAATTCTTAAACTTATCTCGACCCCATACAGTATATACAGTATAATCTGCTCCTATTGCTCCAGAAATAGCAAAGTCACAACCAACAACAACTCTTTCTAATTTGATCGGGAATGATTCAATATTATCAACATACCCTATATTCTCCATACCTATAACTGATCTCATAAGATATTCATATGGAAACAAAGAAGAAGAATCTGAAATAGGGGATACTAAAATCTCTCTAGCAAATACTATAGTCCCTAATGACTTTTTCAACTCCATCAAATAATCATATGTAAATCTATCAGGAGCTAACAATTCTTTATTAGGAAGTATGCCTGGGTATGTGAACACTTTAAACATTTGATCTTTCATCAAATCACCATATAAATCTTGCTGATGAAAAGGGGTACCAGATACTAAATTATATCCACCTTGTTCAACAATTGACTTTATTTCAGCATAAAATACTTCGTGAAACTTACCTCTTTGATCTTTAGAATACAAACAACTTTTATCTAAAAAATCGTCTGTAATAGAACTACCCACATGAAGACCACGTATAAATGATCCATATGATCTTTTATGTAAAATTGCACCAGCTTCTGAAGTAATACCCTCTTTGCCTAAATTAGCTCCACCAGTTGGATTAATCTTCTCTCCTAATACATCATTTATCTTTATCTCCTCTACAATTTTACTAATATGTAAATTACCTAATCTTGACTCATTTGTGATTAAACAAGTCTCTTTTCTTAACAAATTATCTTTAGTATCTGGGATAAGTGGATGAGGCCTTCTATACGAATATAACCTCCAAAGTGGAAATGCATATGTAAATTCAAAACTTTTACCACTACCACGTTGGCATAGATACCCAGACCAAGGGTAAAGTTGAACTAAATTGCCCCACTCTAAATTTCTCCAATTCTGAGTAAAATTAGTTAAACATGTTGATTTAAAATAATTATATGAAAGTATTTTATATTGATCATCTAAACTCTTTTCAAAATAATCTAAATATTCTAATTTCTCAGAATCTAAACTTGAAACATTATTATTTATAACATTATTAGTCTGAACAAGCAATTCAGATAACAATTTATTCAAATCATTATCATAACCTTCTAACAGTTCCTTTAAAGCAACATCAGGCAAATTCTTAATTATCTCTTCAACATATCTATATACATTTTGTATCTGTAATTTCGTTAATGCTTTCTTGTGAGTCGATAATGAGTATGACATTATAATTCAAATTTTACTCTATATGTATTTTTAACTTCAGACTGATCATTACAACTGGTTGACATACCACGCAACCTCTTCATAAATTCAATCCATAATTTAGCAGTAGCAATAGTATCACTTAATGCTCTGTGTGCGTCTTGTAATGTTATATTAGCATTCTCACAACAAGTCCCTAACTTATAATTAACAGATTCTACCCATGCCAATCGTGACCATTTAATAGTGTCTTCAGGTTCAGGGTTAACATACTTCATCAAATCAAATTTACAAAATTCAAACATATTCAACATAAATTCAGAGTCAAATTTGATAAAATTATGTCCTAATAATACTGGTAACTTAGTTCCCACTTTATATTTTTTAAATACATCAATAACTTTCATACAGACTTCTTTTAAATCTTCCCCTTGCTCTTCTACCATTTCTTTAGTTATACCAGATGTAACAGCTGCTTCTTGTGAATATACTAAACCTTCTTTATAGGGTTTAATCAACCATGAATACTGATCAATTATTTCTAATTCTTTTGATACAACCACTAAAGCTATTTCAGTCAAAGCAATATCAAATACTGCTTTCTTAATCTTACTGGGGAGCCCCCCAGTTTCTACATCTATTACAATAAAATTTTGATATGGACTATCCATTCTTTTTAAGATTATATAGTTTTACACATTTAATTTCGCTATTCAATACAATTATATTACCACCTAAATATTTAGGTAAATGTCCACGTCTAATATAAGATTGAACATCACTAATAGTAAACTTTTTACCAGTCTTCTTCTTATAATTTTCATTAAGATAACTTACTAAAAAAGTAAGTGTTATGTTTGTTAACATTTTTCATAAACATAAAAAATAAATCGAAATACTATCTTAAAAATAACCCTCTATATAATTCCATATAATCATCTAATTTCTTAAGAACACTATCTCTATCTTCTAAATTATCATATTCTAAAATTTCGTTAGCATAAAATGGTACTTGTTTCGCATTATCTGGAGTAGGGTTCAATCTTATAACATAGATTATACCATCTTTTTCAGATACCCAATCTACAGAATCATACCCGATCAATAAAAATAAATCTAATCTTCGACCACAAGTATTTAAATACCTAAGAAATAATGGATTACTATTATCACCCTCTTTACTATTAGTAATATTTGTATTTACTTCTAATAAGGCTAAAGCAATATCATCATCTGATTTATATTTATAATTATTCAATATTTCAACCACATCTTTAAATCTCAGTTTCTTAAATAACTCAATAATCTCAGTAACTATCTGTCCATCTATATCAGAAATAGGATGGATGAGTTTATCCTTGATTTCATCTGGGTATCTATCAGATGCTGCCTTTAGATATTTGTTCATCAAATAATTCTTGTATTATTTCTTGGTTCATTTTAAAAATTTTCATATTCTCTCTATCACCACTTTCCCACCTAGTATGATCTCTTTGACATAATCTATTAAAATTTTTCTTATTTCTTCTAAATTCTGGATATGCTCCCTTACTCAATATATGTGAATACTGATATCTATCTATAACAAAACCATTACTGTCTCTAAAAATATCTGGCAATTCTGTCTCACACTCTGCACACTTATTTGGTTGACTGCAAAAAACTTCATAATATACTTCTTCATCCAACCTGAGTTCTTCTTTACGTTTATCAATTCTTTCTTGCTTCAAATTACTAATAACACTTGATTTCTTTTTCTTTACTATACTTTTATTTCTTTGCTTATCTAATTCATATTCAAACTTATTCTTACCATGTAATCTAATAAAATTACAATTATCACATAAACAGTATTTCTTATTTGTTACATAAGAACTACCACATTTAACACAACCGTCTGACATGATTATAACAAATTTGGTAATTAATACAACATTTACAAATATCAGAACTATCGCTAAATAAACTTAATTCATCACAATATAATAATCTATCATTTATATCAGTAAATCTTAATTTCTCTCTCTCATTATGTTCTTTTATATTTAATTTATCAAATTCTCTATTAATACCTAATTTTCTTCTAAATTCATTAGCAAAATAAACTTGTTGTTCTGTCCTATTCTCCCATCTCTCAATTGCCTTATCACCAAAAATCCAATTCAAATAAACCCTATCGAATCGTGTTTTCATACCATCATAATATGAAAACTGAAAAATAATAAAATCTAACAACCACTGTTCTCCAACATTAATATTAATCTTATCTATAAAATCTTTTATTAATTTCTCAACTTTATCATTCTTAAAATGATATTCAAAACCATATATCTGCATGTATACTTTATTAAATATATCTTTAACCAAATCTATCATTTAAATATAAATTTTATATTTTAATTTATAAAATTATATAATTTATCAATATAAACTTTAAAAAACCAAAAATATTTTTACCACTGAAAATTAATATCAATAATATCCTCTTTAGAAAGTTCCACCTCATTATAATGATATGGATCACTAGAGTCTTGTTGATATATAGAATTTTGTTCTAACTTAATAGCATCTAAATTTAATTCTCTTTCAAACCAAATACCAAGCATACCACCTGAAGCTATACTGCCTATACTAATTTTATTATCTTCTCCATCAGCTTCATAAAATGTTGCATACAATGGTTTACTCTCATTACTACTAATATGTTCCATAAATTCTATACCGTCTGTATCAGTAGCTAAATCGACAATAGCTACCCTAAATTTAGAAGAACAAGAACTTGGATATTTAAACCAAAAATATACATCTGAATGTGCTACAGAATCTTCATTAACTAAAATTAGACCAATATATTTATTACTGTTGTTATTCTTAACAGTATACATTGATATGTCACTAAACAAATTTTCAAATCTATTACTCTCAACTAAATTAGCAGATTTATATCCACCTAAACTTAGTTCAGGTTTAAATTGGACATCATTCTGAGCTGATGCTACAGTATAGTATAATTTCATTTCTTAGAAGTATATAATTACTGTTTTATAACAATTCCCAATGCCAGTTGTGGTCATAATCGTTACTAACCCATTAATATCTATAGTAACCTTACCAGTCATCTCTATACTATCATAAGATTGTAGAAAATCTACCACTTTATGAGAAAATGTAAATGGCACTACAAAAGTAATAGGTACCGCTACAGATATTGCAATGCGTTCTATATTAATTACTAATTTATTTACATCATATTTATAATACACCTTATTAGTAGCAGTACTTATAAGAGCAGAATTAGTATCATACATCTTATCAACTTGAACCCAAGGAGAATCTACCCAACTTGAATTGATATTTACTAAATTCCAAACATTATCTTTATCTAAAACTAAATGTATAATACTACCACTCTTTATCACAACTCTTGGCCCTACTACATAATTAAGAGCATAATCATTAGTCTTTATAGACCAAGCTACAGCTGGATCAGAATTTACTTTTACTCCAATTGTTAAATCGACACTACTATCATCTAATTTTAAAAACAAAGAAGTCCCTGGTAATACTGATTTAGTACAAGTAATACTAACTAATTCATATCCACCAGTAGCAGTTATATAAAACAATGATCCATTCCTATCAGGAATAACTAGACTACTAGTATTATTCCCATTCGTTAATGTAATAGGAGTAACAGCTGATATAGAATCTAAATAATATTCTAAAAATGAAGCAAACGAGGGCACAGCTGTTGAAAAAGTCTTTTTACCTGTAATTGTCTGAACTAAACTCTTATATACTATATCAGGTGAATAAGCAAAATTGAACAAATAATCGCCTCTCAGATCCACTACAGTAAATGCCCCACCTGAACCAAACACTAATTTACAAATAATAAAACCACCTGCCCCTGTTATATCTGATGCTGTCTCCGTAAACGTTAATTTCCCATTAGCAGTAACATATGAAAATTTATTTGTCAAACTGCCTTGAATATCTAAATCATAAGACCCAACAATCAACATTTTTACATTAGTTTCATTACTTACTATACCTGAAATAATAATATTATTATCATCTATAATTGATATTACTTCATATGTCTCACTATTAACAGCTGCTGCACCAAGTTCTGTATAAAATCGTATTTTAGTAGGATTCTTCAGAGATTGTCCTCTTAATTTCGTAAAATCTCCCCCAGTTATAGTAACCTGGTTAGAAGAAGAAATATTACACAACCCAACCTCTAATGGATCCCAAATAGGGGAGAGACCCATATAAACTTCATCTCCACTACCATAAGTTTCTATACCATCAACTGTGATATTATCAGTCTCTTCCCATTTTAACAATGTCACTAATTGCTTAGAAAGAGAGTTATTATAATACTCCAACCCTGATACTTTCTTTGTTGTTGTATTTTCAACACACAGAACACCACGTCCAACTCCAACCTTTAATGTATTATAACCCTCAACTTGAACAGATCCTAATGATACTTTAAAAAAATCATTTATTAATGAACTTGTATTAGTATCATAAGCATCTAAAGACCCTCCCACTAAATCTGAATTACGATTATATCGTAATACATTACCAACTAACTCTCTCAAAGATTCATCCCAAAGTCTTAATTCTTCTTTAGAAATTATCTGTTTACTATTGAAATTAGGTGTCTGTTGCATTTTTATATGAATTGAATATTGGTATTACAATTATAAGGTATTAATTTATCATCAATGAAATCTTTGATATACTCATCTGACATACCTGAATTATTCTTTAAAAAACAAATCATCTTATTTTTATTATCTATCATTCCTTTTGAAGTATTCAAACTCAATGGCCTGACTACAATATCTTTTATATTAACAACTGCTCCTAAACCAGAACAATAAAAATTAATTACTGGCATCAAATATTTTACTTCATTCTGAGAATCATTATACAAATTACTGCCAATATTTATATTTAACGTATCAGCAACATCTGGTAACTTTATCAATGAATATACTCCTCTTACCCATAAATCTCTACCATTACACAATGAAAATAAAGTGTCTTCAATAAACATATTAGAAGCTGTATCATCACTATACTTCTTAGTCTTATCAACTTCATTGAAATCAACATCTAATGTCTTTATACCAAACTGTAAATTAATATTAGCATCTGTTTTAATCACAAAACTAATTTCATACCCGGAAATATCATCACTGTCTGTAGCAATAGGTATTGGACAAAATGGGAATAAAGTATTTGGCTTATAAGAATCTAGAGTCATAACATCTACAGTATTTAACCCAAATACTCCAGGATTTTCAAAATCTAAAGAATATTGAATATATCCATTACTAATTATAGGCTTAATATTATTAGTCCATAATAATGGATATCTACTTAATCTATTTACAACTCCCTTTTCATACGATTTGTTTAAATTAACGCAACTTGCTTCCTGAGAAATAGGGGAGCTAACATCAATAGTTAACCCTAATTCTGATGATTTTATCAACTCGGTTAAACATTCACCATCAATATGATTAATCAATCTTCTTATCTCTCCATCAACTCTTACATAATCAATATTATCAAATCCAACATTTCTTACCCAATTACTATCCCAGACACCATCAACAGTTACTCCCATTACTCCGGGGTATAAAGGTGCTTTATTACTATCTAATATAAATCCTCCTCCTTCATTACATTTCCATTGATATACATCATCAATAGTATAATCACTATTATATTTAGTAACTCTAAGGTTAGCTAAAACAGGTAATGAACCATTAAACAAGTGTATAAACGTATATGCATTAACTGTGGAAACTACTATACTACTTATTAGTTCACCATTAATATACAGATAAATATTAGTGCCTACTCTTATAAACTTCACATTATTAACAATAGTAACATCTAATGATGCATTATATGTTAAAACATTAGTATAACAATTATATGAAATACTATACACTCCTATATTATTTTCGTCTGGGTCACTTACTTTCTTTATATGAATAAAACAACTACTTAATGTTCTATAAAATAAATCGCCATCAACAGTTAATAAAGTATCACCATTTTTTAATAAAATATCAAACTCTATACAATGAAAAAAACCTAAATAAACAGAAGTGTCTAATGAACAAGCCCCACCAATAACACCAATCCCACTATTATTATCTATATCTGATTCTATATCTTCTGTTAATTCATACATATTTGATCCAACTTCATCTGATTTACCAATATAATTATCAATTTGTTTAGTGCCTCGTTTACTTATTTCTTCTCTCCAGTATTTATACAAATAATCTAACAAATAACTATCTGAATCATTACTAAAAGCAATTTCTCTTGATTTTAAAAATCTTCTAACCATTTCATCATAATTATCAATATCTCTAAATACATATCTATAAATATTAAGCATGCCAACTAAATAACAAATAGAATACCAATATGAATAAAAATCCATATCGCCATCACCCGAGTCTACAAAAACTCCACCAACTTTAGTATAGTCATTTATTTCAGGCATGACAAATTTTAATTATATGATAATTGCATTACTTTCATCATTATTATAACTACATCTAGCTAAAGTAGTTAAGGCTGCCCATGCTGCATTATCTGTAACTTCCGGTATTAATGTCCCATCTCTTAATTTTGTTTCACAAATATTATCAGCTAAAATTTCAAGACCGCCAATACAAATTGTGCGATACACTTTATCATCATTTCCTATATATATCCCTGACTCCCCATTCTCTAAAGTTGTCGAATCCTTTATTACTCTTATGGATCTCCCACTTTTTTCTTCTCCCAAATAAGCCATAACAAAATAACTATGTAAATAACTAAAAATAATTTCAGAAGGAGTTTCATAAACTAAATCTGATGTCATAATATTGCTAATATTTTTTAAATCAGAAAATGTACCATCAGAGTTTCTTTTACCACCGCCTCTTGCATTAAATCCATATAAATTATCAGCACCAGTATTAGGTGAATTCCAAAAATCATTAATAATATCTTTCATATGTCCACCTCCTATTTCATATCCACCCACACTATCTTCAATAGTTATATATTCATCTCTAGATGCCACATGCCACCCTATAGCAGCTAATTCATTACCATTTAATACAGTATATGGATTATATAAATATCCAAATTTTACAGATGTAATAATAGGACTAGGATCACTTCCACCTGTGAAATAATTCAATTTCCACCAATTCTTAATGACATCCTTGGATGTCACTTTTATATTTGCTATATATGTCGACATATCTTATATATTGTTTTCATCTCCATTAGGATAGCACCATGCTCCTGTAGATAAATGGCCCCAAATAGAATTGCTATCTACAAAAGATATAGAATCACCATTACGGTAATGTTTCACTTTTAAATTAGTAGTTGCCCACCTTTGCTCACCTATAACTATAATATCATACACATTACCATCATAATCCGTTATCTGACTAGGAGGCGGATTACTTTGTGAGAATAATGACATATCTATCAAAAATCTAACAGACATACCTACCTTATTATATTCATACGATCTTACTAATGATACTAATGAATCTGATAACTTTCTATACCAAGATCTATCATAAGAATACTGTGTATCGGTCCACCACAATCCTTCTGATTGGAATTGATGATATACCCCATCAGATGATCTATACCCTGCTGGTCTAGCGCTAAATCCACTACTATTAGTTCCTGGATTAGTAGGCCAGTCATATGTGGTCTTTAATTTAGGACCAGCAGCAGTTATACCACCTAAATATGTTGACAATTCTGTCCAATCATCATCAGTAGCCACCCTTGTCATTAATGGAGCTATATTTCTAGAATCTTGAATAGCATAATTATTATATATTAACCCATATCCACCATCTGTAATAGGGGTGGGTTCATTTACAACATCTACTTCCCAATCTAATGTCCCACCTTCTGAGATAACACAAGTATCAGGAGTAATACTCACTAAAACATAATTTTCCATAGGACTTTCTGTTATCACATAGGTATCTTCTGGTAAATCATTAAAGACTATAGGGTGCTCATCCATTGTACCTGACTTAGTCACTATCAATGGAGTTGGGCCACTACCAGTAACAGTATATTCAAATACATCATGTTGTGAAACAGGTACTTCCCCAACAGATTTATTTATAACTATAGACCCAAGAGTTGGAACTGATTCTTTTTTGATATTAGTAACGACAACACTTACAGATAAAGTATCTTCATCTAAAGTAAAACTACTTGGAACTATACTATCTAAATCATACCATTCTTCTGTATCTTCTGTAACAACATAATTACCAAGTGACATATTTGTTAATAATAATGGAGTACCTTGTACTATACTATAAGATACACCATTTACTTTCACTCTAAATATATGTTTGTCTGTAAGAGCATTACTTACAACCTTATTAATTTGTATAGTCCCTGTAACAACAACTTCTTCTTCATAAACAGCTATAACATCGTGATCTTGATCCATCGTCACCAATATTCCAACTTCTCCTTCAGTTTGGTCTACACTGTCTAATCTCCATAATTTAAAAACTGTACCTGTATTTGATACTGATGGTGCTGTTATTAATACACTCTCACCATCTATATATGTTCTAGTAAAACTAGTTATACCATGTGATTGACCATTTTTATCAATCTTATTAACTGATATAGAAACACCACTATTAGGAGCTAATGAACTCACATTTACATCAAAATATACAGTAACCGGAGGGGTCGAAGGTCCAGATACATATAAAATATTATATTCTGTATCTATATCTTCACTTAAAATATCAGTACCTAACAAAACATTATCTATATAAAGGCTAACATCATAATGATCTCTGATTATCTTTATTTTATATAACTTATATAACTCAAAAGTAGTTAAAAACTCTAATCCATGAAATGTTATTGTCCCATCTGGTCTAATAAGTAACTTACTATCAAACATATCTATATCACCAAAAATAGGCTCATTAAATGAAATCTCAAATTCTATAGTATAAACTCTACCTAAATTATCATATCTGCTATCTCCTTCAACAGTCAATAACTTGCCACAATAGGCATATCCAAATGTGAACTTATCATCTTTGATACCTATTGGTGCAGCAGCTGATCCATCTACTACATTAAACTTCTCTCTTACTATTTTGTCTCTCTTAATATAACCAGCTAATTCCCCAAATTGTCTAATCTTTTCAAACAAATTATTAGCAATTTCAGCGATCTTTGGGTCGTTGTAATTAAATAGACCGGAAAATTCAGTATCGTTATACTTTTTTATCATATACTATAATAAATTGGTAATATTGAATTATTATTATCATACAATATATTACCATACATATCTCTCATTATGAATTTAATAATTCTAGGGAGTTTATACTTATAAATATAAGTATCATTATTAGGCAAGAAAAATTCATCTGGTACATATTTAACACCTCTTACATTCTTAACTATTTGTAATAAATCATCCCATTCTATTACACTCTTAGTAAAATATCTAAAATCAAAATACTTAGTCATTTGTATTTGAATACTCCTTCTTATATCTACATCTGAATACCCTGACATTATATCAACTCTAAAATCTATACCATTAGAACCGCCAACTTCATGCCATTCTATATTCTGTAATTTTATACCTAAAACACCAGCTTGGTCATCTACATCATTTATATTCATAAACGATGACAATTTTTCTTCAAATGAAGAAAGTTCATCATCTGAGTACCATTTACCGTTACAAGTAACTATTGAAATCAATATCTTACCATCTTCAGTATACCCACTCTTTCTTATACTCAAAATATCACTATCTATAGAATTCAAATTCACTAACAAATTAGAAAAAGAACCTTTAGCAGCAAACTCTCTGAACATTGATATTCTAGTTTTAAAATCTTCATCACTCTCAATATCTCTGCCCCCACTTGCTTCATATTCATTAGTACAATATAAATGACCAAGAGGTGGATTCTGGATCTGATTTATACTGAAAGCACTAACATTAGTATTTCTACCAACTGATGTACTTCTAACTGGTATATATGCATATCCATTATCACCAACAATAGTAACATCTGTTATACTAAAAGTTACACCCTGATTACTTACAAATAATGACTCACCAGGAACATAAGTAGTAGCTGGATCAGCATAAACAAGTACATAAGTAGAAGATACATTGGCAGATAATCTATCTCCACATCCTACTAATTTAGCTGCATTATCTAAATAACTCCCTGAACTTAATTCAGGAAATATTTGTGATTCAATAATAGCAGTATCTTTTATATCTTTTTGAAATATCTTAGCTATACCAAAAGCATGGGCATTCAAAACTGACAAATCAGATATCTTAGACACCTTAGTCGTATGATTAAGAAATGTCTCAACATACAATGCTTTTAAATCAGCAATAGTCAATACTTCTGTTAATAATTTATCTAACATTACAATGTTTTATTTATTTCTTGATGTAAACGAGATTCAATCTTAAAATCATAAAAAACAACATCTTCTACAACTCTACTATCAACCATTTGAACATTCTTAAAAGAATCATCTGTTTTAAAATTATTTATCACCTCTCTATTTAAAGAAGAAAACATTATATTATTCAACGAAGATCCAACAAAATGTTTTGAAATCCCTAAAATAGGGAATTCTGGGACACTACCCCTAACCACTCTTAAACAAATATCTGCCGATTGTTCCATAGTATCTTCAACCCCAAGAGTTAATACATCATCATCAATAAATTGTATAAAATCTATCATATCTTTACCTAAAATATTATTCCCAACCATAACATCTACAACTGTAGTAATATTCATAACTTTATTATCTATTCTATTTATATTTAATAAATTTCCACCATCATGATCATAATCTACTTCAAGTAAATTATTACTAACTGTCAATTCCACCCAATCAAAATTAGGGTCACTACTCCCTAATTGTAATGATAAATTCTCAATAGTCTGTCTCTGTTTTAAAATATATTCAAATTTAGAATTATTCTCATATCCATACACATAAGAACTTCTCAACCATTTGCATAAATTTAAACAAGTCTCTAATTTAACCTTCATATCAGACAAATTATCTACTAAATCCCAAAACTCAGTATTATTACTTAAATTAGTATTAACATGGGAAATCATTTTCTCTATAATTAAACTTTCATTATATAATCTGTTTAGTTCACTAAATGAATATTTATCTACATTAGAATTGCCACTATAATATGCAGAAATCTGCGGTAAATAGTCAGTAATAAAAGTTTCAAAATCTGAAAAATAAACTTTCAGATCATAATTAGTAACAGACCAAAACTTATCTAAAATATTCATCTCTTTAAAATATCCATTTGATTATAACTCATCGTCATAGATTGAAGAGTTGATATATTACCCAATATTTTATCAGCCGTAAAAGAATATTGCATATGTTTATCAGACTGATTTATACACTCCACATCTTCAAGATCAGCAATTACTATCAAATTCAAAGTATATTGCCATATCATATTAGAAGTTTGTTCAGACTGTGAAAATGATAATGGATTTTTAGCCGGAACAACCAAATAATTCTCCCCTAAAGCAGGATTATAGAAATATAATTTATAAGTCTTACCTGTATCTCCATGTGACTTCGCCTTATGAATGATGGACTTCAGTATATTTATACAACTAAAGCCAGTCTTTATACCATATGGCAATTTAAGTTTTTTAAATAGATTACTATCATTATTCACATCTTCTGATTTATAATACCCATTCTCAATAGAAGGACTAATTCTAATCCCTCTAAACAACTGTGCATAATCTTCTTCTATACCCTTAGTTGGTTGTATTATCTTAAATGATCTACCAAAATCTCCCTGTATCGTTAATTCATCTGGAATATACCCCTTTTTGTTAAAAACAGTTATCCCATTGAATGAATGTTGAATAGTTGTAGCCTCACTCTCATTTTTAGTAATACTTTTAGGCATTACAGGAAATGCAAAATAATCAACAGGAAACAAATTATCATCAACCAACTCTAAAGCGCACATATATACCTCAAAATCTCTTGGATATAAAGATGACATTTTTTCTCTTCCCAACTTATTAAGTTGTTCAGAAGCCATTTCTATAAAATTGTCTAAAATCACGGTATAAAATTATAAAAAATTTTGCTATTCTAAAAATGATTTTTCGCTTTTAATTTTATCAAAATTACCTAATGTCTTACCAAGTAATGCTAATTTAATAGCGACCTTCAAAGAGGCACCTCCATCACCAGGTATAGGAGACCAAGTATTTATTGTATCTAAAATAGTCTGAACAACTTCATTACTCTTATCTAAATTAGTCTTCAATTCATCACCTCTAACCATAGATTCATTAGCTTCATGAACAGATAATTTATCTGATTTAATACTAATTTCTCTATCTGAATCTATAACTATATTCTTATCAGATTTTATATTTAGACTACCATCTATAGAGGTAATATTAATATTACCTACACTGTTTAAATTAATATTCCCTTTAACATTCACATTCATTGATGATGTGTAATCATCACTTCTAACATCTAAATCAAAACTGCTATTTTTACCTATTATATCTATATTTATCTTACCATTACCATCAACTGATAATATAGACATCCCTGTACCATTACCTCTCTTAAATACAAGTATATTTTCATTATTAATCTCAGTTTCATCATGTTTAGAAATTACTCCAGTAATAATACATAAACTAGCATCTGGTTCTACAAAAAATGTTACTGCACTACCTAACTTCTCTCCCTTTAGAGGGAACTTTATATCTTGAATAGCGGATTTAGTAGCCCGACAATTATGGATTACCCCGCCAAATGATTCAACTAAAATAGAAAATCTCTCTAATCTCAAACATCTATTCACATAACTATCACGATCTATATCTTCAGGTATAATTATATACCCAAAGTTTATAGATCTCCTAAAACTTTGATCAAAATCCTTATAAACACCAGCACCACTCTCTATTCCCATTGTTTTCTTTTTAAGAAAAAATCTAACATGTTCGGATTTATTAATTTGGAATTATCACTTATTGTTGATGTCCCTATTTTACCATTATCTAATTTAATCCGTAATCTATCAACTATAACATCTATATTTACGATATTAAAATAATTTATGAATTTATCATCTATTTTCTTACCTGATTCATCAATAACATATTTTTTCTTCATACCTCTGTCTACATTTATAACTGTTGATCTATTAATAGTATCACCATTTATTGAAACTGAATTAGATACAGAATTAACATAAAAAATTTCTTCTGTAGGTGCAAAATAAATCCACATCCCCCTTTTTATCCTTCTATCCCCACCAGGGATAGTAATAGTACCTTTACGAGTAAATGGTAATATCATATTCGATTCCACTAAAAACTTCATATCATTAGCCAAAAAATCTCTAAACAAATCATAATTTACCTTTGACTGATCTCCAACTAACACACTTGTAGCTATATAGGCATCTGGTACAACTTTCTTATGTATACCAAAAATATTAGCAAACTCTTCAAAATATACTATAGGAAGAAATGCTGCTGTAGTATATTGATTACTGCCTAAAGTACCTATATCTGATGGAATAACTTGATACCAAGTAAAATATGAACTTTCCCAATCTAATGAAACATCATTAAACATATCAGCATCGACACTAATAATTTCATTATTCTTAAAATAATCTTGTATCTGAGATTTAGTATATGGAGGTTGTCTAGCCATGAACACAAATTGATCACCAATAGTATCACCCCAAAATTCAACAAATGGGAATTGACATACTTTATTAATCAACTCTAAAATAGGCCCATCTGGATTAGATAACTCTCCATTAGCTAATCTTCTACTATCTAATTGATGATCAATAACCATCTTTATTATTTTCCAAACTCCATTTTGCTCAACACTATCTAAATATTCTTTATTTGAGTTGCTTATTACATATGTCTTACTTTGTCTGTCTTCAATTTTCTTTGTTATTCTATTAAATGAACTCTTATAAGAATTAAATAAATCACTATTTTTAGGCAATACACCTGTATTAGTCAACTGATTAAAAATAAACCCCAATGAATCTCTTATACTTCTATGAAGAACAGTAAATGTAGACATAAACTGACCTGTAGTAAATATTCTCTTAAAAAATGTATCATCCTTATTATAATTAAGAAAAAAGTCCTTAGCACCATTAACTAATGCAAATGGCATAAAATAACTACCATCTTCTGATAACAATTTACTAAAATCTCTACCACTAACACTTATTGTAGATATTGCAGAAACTGAATTATATGATTCATGACAAGTATCAACTAACCCTATCATATCATAAATCTTATTAGGCAACTCATTCTTATCAATAAACATATCCCATTTATTCATATCATATATACTTCTCTTTTTCTCTATGTCAAGTTTCTCAAATCTAATGAAAACTATATCATTCTGTTGTATATATTTATGAAAATATGATAAATTATACTTATCATTAACTGTCTTATCTATATAAGAATACAAAGTATCACTAAACTTTTCTACATTATAAATATTATCTATTTCACCTAATGAAAATGAAAAATCTCCACTCTCTGATACTTTAGTATCCATTGATATAATAAATGGAGAAATATCTAATATCTTATCTATTGATCTAATATATATCCAACAGCTGAAAGAAACATGTAAATATCTTATAGAATAAGATGAATTTATAATCTTCACTTCATGAGCAGGAACATATGTAGGGTCATTTATAAGTGCTTTTAATTCATCTGATAAAAAAGTAGTTAAATTTTGTTGCACTAAAAATATGTCTTTCCCAGTAACAGATAATACTTCTAAATTTGTTCTATTTTTAGGCACTATTATCATAGTCCCCACATTTATATCATAGTCTAACTTATCATCAAACTTAGGTTTTACTAATTTTCTTTGTTCTATATATTCATCTTTTTCTGAATAAGTGGTAGCGGCTAATATCTTATCTGTTAAACTTTTATATTCTGTAGAAAATTCATTTTTCTGATCAATATTATACTTATCCCATAATCTATATAAATTACTCATATTAGTAGTACCTTGATATTCTAAAATCTCTTTCTTAGACATTTTAGGGGTGCCTATAATAGAATTAGGATCTTGAATTAATTTACTAATAGTACTCAACCCAGAATCTTGAACATAATATTCATAATAATCTTTAACAGGAGGCAAAACAGCTCTTTCAACTGATTTAACTTGTTTAGTAACATTTTTCTTAACTACATCGCTAGGCTCTTTAGAGTAATCTTTTATTTGAAATTTACCACTCTCAATAGCTATGTGATTAAAAGTCTTATAAAAGAAAAACTCTCTAACTCCTAATGCATATAATTTAACAAACAAATCACTACCACCTCTTATATCTTTCTTATACTCATCATGTAATATTATATCATCACTAAAAAACTTAAAATCTATTGCTTCTCCATACAAATGTCTTGATGTTTCTGAGCTATTAGGAAGTGTAGAATTAAATTCTTTTGTTCTTCTGCTAGAAGTTATAATAACAGACTGTATATTATAGTATACACAAATTTCTACTATAGCTTTCATTATTCTTTCATCAACAAACATATCTCTTTTACCAAATCCACCTCCACTTATTCCTCTAAAATCATCATAAGTAATACCAACATACTCCGATTTATAATCGAAGTATCTATCATCTCCTTTAACTAATTTAACTAATTTAATAGACACTATTTAATAATTTTTGAATTCTTACTATCTACCCAATTCATAAATTTAGTAATAGCTGTAACAAAATTAGATGTTGCTCTGTTAAACCCTCTAACAGCATCTGTTTGTAAATCTACAAATTTGGCTCTTAATTCCTCTTGAGTAGGGGTAGCTGCAATAGCTCTAGCTTCTAAATCTGAAACACCAACTTTTCCTTTAAACTCTTGTTTCATCATCTGTCCCATCTTACCATACCCTTTACCTAATATCTCAGCTTGACTAGCTGAAATTCCCATAGCACCTTCTAAATTCAAATATAAATTCTCTCCACCACCTGTTATATTCTTTAATAATTCTATCATACCTTCTGCATATCCCGGAGTTCTAAACCCAGCTTCTCTCATCTTTCTCAATTCAAAATAACTAGCACCAGGATACATTCTTGATAAAACTGAATATTGTAATGCTTCCATCTGAGGTGATTTAGCACCTGTCAATCCACCCTGTAACCCATTTAATAAAGAACTTAAGGCTTCAGGTGACTTACTCAATACATCATCCATACTGGCTAATGATGAAACCATCTTAGAATTTACTCCAACATCTATCCTGCCTAATCTTGATAATTGTTCTTTACCTTGTTGAACTATTATAGACAAAAAGTCAGGTACTGCAGACATATCCTGTCCTCTTACTATCCCACCTGCTCTCATAGCTGCAATAGCTGATTGTATATTACTTAACCCTGTTTGTCCACTTATTGTGGACATCATTTCCATGGAAGAATATAAATTTTCATCTAAATTAATACCTTTCTTCAATAAAAGCATATTCCTCAATGACTCTTCAATCCCAACACCTGATCTTCTTGACATTGCCAAAGGAGCAAGTCTCGATAACATATCTATTTTACTAAAACCAAGGGCTTCATTTGCTCTTCTATCTCCCAAACTTGCTTCTCTACCTAATGTAGCATATGATTCTCCCCACTGTTTAGCATATTCTGTAGCTAAACTCCATCCCTTTTTTGCAACTTCTGCCCCTATTAAAATACCTATCCCAGCAGCTGCTACTCCACCACCAAAACCAACCATAGCACTACCAGTACTACTAGCAACACCTAATCCCATATCAACGGGAGTTTCTGCTCCAGTAAAAGAACGTGTCAAACCTAATGCGATTGTAGAGGCACTCAATCTACGATAGTCACGTCTATCTCTCTCTTCTCTAGTTGAAGTATCAGATGACCCTCTAGTACCATACTTATCTTCACGATCATTAAAAACTGTTTCAGTATCAGATTCTCTGTCTTGTTTATTAAGTAACTCTCTAATCTGTTTTAAAACATCTAATTGTTCATCTTCTACTTTTGATTGACTTATTACATCATCATACTGTTGTCTAGCTTCTTCTCTATCTTGCTCACTTCTGGCACTGAACATAGCATTACTAAATTCCAACCTAGATTCTGCCAGAGATGTTTTATTTATACGTTCTCTTAATGAAATTTCTCTCTCTAATGCTTTATTAAATTCTTCCTGTGAAGAAGTTTTACTTCTAATATCATCAACAACCTTTCTTGCTTCTTGGAATAAACTATCACGAATCTCTTGCATACCTGTCCGAATATCGCCAGGTTCAACAGATAATCTTATTTTCTTATCGACATCCATTATTAATTATCATCGTACTCTGATAAATCGAAAGATTCAAATTCCTTTTTGAATTTCTTAAATTTTTGCTCTTCCGTTAAATTATCAATATCTTGATCAATATAAAACCAATCTCCTATATTAGGTGTATAATCATTCTTCTCCTTTACTTTCTTTATAATCAAATCTTCCTCATACTCAAATCTAATATCTAAAAAAGATACCCTCCGATGTGCTTCAGAGCCAAAAGCTATTTTATGCTTTTCTCTCCACCAACGATCAAGAGGGTAACGTATATTCCATATATAACAAAAATCTATAACATCTTCATTAGTTGTAAGACTATTTTGTATATCCAAAACTAACTTCTGAGACTTTTGAAATAATCTCAAAATATTTATCATTTCTTCTCATCTTTCTTATTAATCATAAGTTTTTCAATACTATCTAACCAAGGTTGTATTTGAATATTATAAATTTCTTTTAATTCTAAATAATCTTCTAATCCCATATCTTTAATACTACCTGATTTCAAAGACTTAATAAAACTAGGGCAAAATGATACAAAAAATGATTCTATGTCCACCATTAACAATGCTTCATCTGCAATAGGCATACCAAATCTATAAATATTTCCATAATTACCACCTGATAATATACTTCTCCATCTCCACAAATCTATAAAATTACCTACACTGGGATTAGAAACAGTGAATGTTTGTCCTTTTACTGAAAAAGAAAGCTGATCCATAATTTATTTTACTATTATTAAATTGGAAGTATTACTGGAGTAGTATACTCTCCAGACTGATTAAATGCACTTATCTGATTTTCTGTAACATCCCACGATGTATTATCAAGATATATATCTTTTATAGTACAAAAGACAGTACCTTTAGTAGCAGTGACAACATTCTTATCACTTACTGTTAAAATATCTTTCTTATATACAACAATATCTATAGGGACGTTTAACAAAACTTTGGTATCTACATACTGTTCTACTGTTTGTACTTCACGATTATCTAATCCGGGTATTCCAGTCTTCTTCAAATCTATCATATAGAAATCACATGACCATGTACAAGTAATGGACAGTAATGGTCTCTCCAACTTTGTTACTCTACCAAGTCCCATTACACTGCCACGTTGATTAGCTTCTGTACAGCGTAAATTTCTTATCAAGCCTATTGCTACACCATTACGTTTAATAATGGCTCTAGCTGCTGTCATTGTAGCATTCTGTTCAGGCATATCTTTAAGTATAAAAAATTATCGAATATTATAAGTACAATCTACCAGTAAAGAATATTCCCTTAATCTCACTATTAGGAGATGCTTCATAGTCTACGAATATCATATCTTGTTCTGTATGTGCAGTCACATTTCTGTATTCTACAATTAAAGTTCCAATTTTTCTCTGTAAATAAATCTTAGTCCATTCTATTGCATCTTCTTCAGTCAAAGATGATTTATTCACACCATCCGGATCAGACAATAAATCTTTCTTTGAGTTTATGATTAACTCCTTATTCAATTGAGATTTTATTCTCTCAATTTGAATTAAATGAGATTCACCATTATTAGTTAAAACAAAATCACTATCTTGTAAAGTATTAACATCATGTAAATTAATAAACTTACCAAAATCTTCATCCCATACTGTTACCAAAACACCATAATCATCCGCTATTTCTTTATCTTTATCATTTAACTCTGAAACTAATCCATCTATATCTAACGATTTAAAGGTAATAGGTACCTGAGGGGCTAATCCAAGAACTCTACCTGTATAATATGCTGCATGGAAAAATGCTTCCCAAATTCTAAACCCTGATGCATCTAATTTTGACGCTTTCTTAATGGATCCATGAACTAAATTAACTCTTTCTGAATTAAAATCTGAAGCATACTCAATAGAAGATAATATAGCATCATCATGACCAGCTAAAAACAAAAATTTATCATACTTAGCTTCATTAACTATATGATCTAATATAAGTAAAATATCAGTATCTGTTTGTGGCTTAGTAGTGGAGCATGTAGTTAATATAGCATTATAATCTAAATCTTTAATTACATCTAAAACATCTGCTAAAGAATCATATGTAGCAGACCCTCCAGTTGCGAGTTGAAAACTCTTAATATTAATTATGTCTGCTGAAGTAACTGTGCCAAGACCAGTAACTTCACTTTCTTCTTGATCTAAAACAAAATATCTACCAAAATCAGTATTAGTAAGTCCCCAAGTAATAAGAGTTTGAATATTATCAAATTCAGGAGACTGTGCCATCAATACAAACTTACTATCAGCTTGATATACTTCATCATATGGAATATTATCACTATATAATCCTTTATACTCTCCTCTCCATAATTTATACACCCATTTAGAAGTATCCTTTACTCCTGTCTCAATAGTATAAGCATAACCACTATATAACTTAGTAGCATCTAACCCACCAGAGAATTTAGTTGCAGTGCCTGTAGCTGTCCCTGTTACTTCGACAGTAGGAGTAATAATATTACTAGAAGCACCATACCCAATAGGGGCACTAAATACTATAGTAGGAGATGTCGAAGATATTACAGAACAAATTCCCAATAACGTCATATTAGCAGCTAACCCTGCCACCACTGTTGCTATATTATCACTGTTAGCATTAGTATATGAAGCTACAGTAATACCAGATATTTTTATAGTTATCTTATCAGATGTAGCACCTGCTGATGTAACAGTTACAGACCCTTGTGCTCTTGTTTCATTTGAAACTCCATTGGATGAAGTAGATTCATCTCTTGTCTTAACTGCAAAAGTACCACCAGCAGCTCCACCGCCAGTAGCAGTAAATACTAAGTTAGCTGCAGTAGTTGTTGCAGGTTTTATTACCTTAACTTTACTAACTCCATTCCCTCTACCATCAGGATTAAATAACCCTTCAGCAGCTTTCCACCACCAACCTGGACCAACAAAATCTCTAAACTCTTTAATATCATTAAGAGTATAAATTGTATCTTTCCCTTGTGCTAATTCACCATTTACACCAGCACCGCCCATAATACCATTACTAGTTACTGTACTATTCAAATCATTATTATCTATAATCAATAAAACACCATAATCTAAATCTCTAGGTGGATTATTTTGGCCAGATATGATTCTGGAATATGATCCAGGAAGTTGTATGATTTTATTACCAAAACGCACTTTAGTTGACATCTCTTCTTGGTATTATTTTATACCGAAATTTCATTTTATAAAATTATAAAATATTTTAGTAAAATAATAATTTCAACAAAAATTTATATTTTAATTGCTCCTTCTTGTCTAAACAATGTTTCCCAATTACTAGTAGTCATAAATAAATCTGAATATTTCTTTAACATCACTCTTTTATATCTTTCAGATAATTTAAAATAAATACATGCCTGTTGACAAATCAACATTAATTCTGATACTTGTGTAACTTTCTTAGCCATTACAATAATATTAATAAAGATGTTAACGATATTAACCCAGTAGTACTAATTATAGCTATCTTTCTGTTACGTTTTAACTTTTTACTTATATTATCTCTATCTTCGTTGACTATTAATAATTCTTTGTTCAAAGCATTTATCTTACTAACTTGATTATTTATAATCTCTTCTTTGTTCTTACTAATATCTAATTGTGAATTCAATGCTAATTTAGCTATATTAATAGCTACAATTAATGTATCTGATTTCTCTTTATAAAAATCTCTTTCTAAAAACAAAGAATCTGCCTTTCCCACTAATTCATTAGGTATCACAACAGAATCTCCTTTAAATTCTATAGAATCTGGCACTTTATTTTCAAATCTGCTGTAAAAATAACTTATCTTTTGATCAACAGACATCTTATCTAGCCCCTCTTCCAAAATCAAATACTTAATACGAACAATATTAGTGTCTCTTATCTTTTGAGCAAAATTTACTGAGTCTCTAAAATATCTATTTCTCAAAGAATCATTCTCTTTTCTTAAAAGAGTATCCTCCTTTAATATAGACATCAAATTTCTCTGATTATTTTTCAACTCTTTATTATCATGAACTTGTTTTCCTAATAAAAAAGAAAACAAAGTAATAACAATAAAAAGCACGATAAATAAAATTGTTTCTTTTTTCATCCTTCAAATTCATTTATTATTTGACCATTACAATAATCATAAATATCTATGTGAACCCAAGAAACATTCTTCTCAAGTCTTATTGGATAAGGCAAAAGATCTTTATTATCTCTAATTTTCTGTCTAATTTGTTCTGCTGTTAAACCTTTAGCATCAAAATCTACCCCAGCACCATTCACATGGGCAGATAGATAACTCTTCTTTTGTTTAGTCTTTTGCATTACTATACTACATAAATTACATCTCAATCCTCTCTCATCTCTTCCTGAATTAGGATAATTAACAAACATAGGAGTTTTTAAAATATCTATTCTTACAACTAAAATAGTATGTAACAATTCAGTATCTAAAAATTGCCATGCTCTCTCACCAAAATTATTAAATACATGATCACAAACTAAATCACGAATACTGAAATAATTTTTTAACTCAGTGATTATTTCTTGTCTGGTCATTACTTCTTTATTTTTGTCTTTTCTTTAAACATTCTATAGAAGGCAGATGTCAATCCTAACCCAAGAAGAAAACTAAGAGTAGGAGGCCCAGCAACTTTTAATGCAAATGGCAGTTTAGAAAATGTTTCGTCAAAGCTAATACTGGTATCAGGCAAATGAATTATAATCATAATAGCAACATTCAACAATAATGTTGATGTCAATTCAGGCCAATTGTCATTAATCCAAAACTTGAAACTAAGTTTCGTATTAGATTTTCTATTGTCATATCTTGCAGTAAAGTAAATTAATATTCCGATAAAACACAGAATACTATCAATTAATATTTTATTCATCGCTTTACTATTTTTTTATTATTAACAACAACTTTCCCGAAATGTTTCACTGTCTTGCCGAAACTACTTATTACAGGATTATAACTAATACCATATTCAAAAACGCCAATATCAGGAGCCGTTCCTGAGTATGACAAACCAACATCAACCCCAGCGTCAATAGCATCTGAATTGGCTGCTAACCGGCCAAAATTGATTGCCGGCAGGTAATTGTTAACGCGGCTGCCATGCAATTGAGCCGTATCCAGGCTTTCAAAATCGGCGTCCGTTATTGTAACCGCACCGTTCCAGCTATTGTGATCATGCGTCCAATTCGTTTTATCATCGAGAGTGTTATAAGCCGTATTTGCATAAGCTATCACGTTCCGGATCACCGGATAACCGTTATTAAACGTCATTCCGCGGGTGTTCAGATAAGAAATGCAGTTATAGTAAGTAGTACCGCATAAGGCTCCATTATTGTCGAGTCCTCCGGACCGGTTTCTGGCTGAAATACACCGGGTATAATATCGTTTAACTCTTGCTGAAAAATCGACAGAGGTACTACCGTTTTTAAAGCCTGAACCATCCCCTCCAGTAGAAAATGTTCCAGGGATATAGCCGTTATAAAATGACCAGCAACTATCTATATAAACCACCCCGTCATTGTACCACAAATCCAGGCCATCATCACTATTCCACCAGAAGCGGCAACCCTGCACTGTCGAAACAGAAGTTGTATCATCTTCATTACGGATAACCAAACCATCTGCCCCACCATAAGGATCTTCACTAAGACTATCTTGGTTATGGTGAAAATCGCTATTTATAACAGTAACATCAGAACAATTATTGAACATGACACCGCCCCCGTTATGGTGAACATTCATGTTCTCCATTTTTATTGTATCCGCATCTGTTATCCAAATACCAAAAGAACTAGGAGTTCCCCAGGTAGAATGAGTAAATTGCGGATAATAACTAACCTCAATACCTTTAATAGATAGATTATTACAATAATCCCCAAATATTCCAATCCAATCAAAATATGCTTCGGGGTTTTCTATATATGCTCCTCTATGGAATATAGGAGTTTCATTGGGATAGTTCCATACTTTCATATGCGCCTTGCTCCTGATGTTTTGAGCAATAGCATAGGAATAGGTCCCACCGCGCATGTAAATAGTGTCGCCGGCGCTGGCCGCAGTCCAGGCTGTTGTGAGTGAGAAATACGGGTTTGCCTGGCTACCGTCACCTGTCGCATCGCTGCCGGTTGGAGAACAATACCACTTATGTGCCCAGGTAACTAAGCTGAAAAGGAGAAATATAAGCGTGACAAATTTCTTCATATCAGAAGGGGTATGTGTTTCCGGAACCGGAATTGTACAATGAGGTTACTTCTGTAGCAGTCAACACACGTGTCCAAATGCCAACTTCATCAATGATTCCATTAAAGTAAGAGGAGAGGTCAGGATGGTGCCCAATGTATAAATTGGTTGAGTTTGTTGGAAGTGAAGCTATGCCAGTAGTAGTTGTTATTAGAGTGCCATTCAGATACAATTTAGTTTCTATACTATTAGCCGTTACAACAAAATGATACCAAGTCTCTGTATTTGGGAGCTGTTCATCATCACTAAAATTACGATAGTCAGTATCGTAATACCTCAAGCGGGGGAAGCCATAACTGATCTCGAAAATATAGGGGACTACCCCACTCCCAAAGTCTCTTGAAAATATGGGGTCTGCATCAGAAGCATTTTGATAAATCCAAGCTGAAAAGGTGAATGGAGGGGATATATTTAAGCTGGAATCGTATGCTACCTGAACTACATCATCAGTACCATCGAAGCTAATCCCCTTACCGACTTTTCCTGTAACATTTTGTGTCGCCCCCGATACTACCCCATCCAGATCACCTACTTGATCAATGACATTTCCACTGGCTTCATCAAAATTCCAATAAGCTAAAAGATCAGTAAGTAAAGGACTATCTATTACTGTACTATCTTTAACTGCCAATCGAACATTATATCCATCCTTCACATAGTGTAGATACCCGTCATTGCCGATGTATAAACTATCTCTAGTAACAACTAAAGCATTCAATTGTACAGTATCACCAGTTTTAAATCCAGTTGTTCCTAAACTTCCATCTGCGTATTTTATACCTTTAGAACTAACTTTAACAGTATCTTCAGCAATAATACGTTTAGCAAACTTTACTAATCCCTTAAAATATTTATTACCCTGTTGAGAAGTATAAGTCTGTCCTATTGTAAAAATAGGTGCCAAAAATAAAAATAAAAAGATAAATTTTCTCATGACTTTAGTTTTTAACATAAAACATTTATTTGAGCATCAACAATCTCGTCTGTTGATGTAATCTTTATATCATATACATCTCCATTTAATACATATTTTTTAATCAACCCTTGAATCTCCTCTCCATCTGAAAACACTGATATTATTTTAGGTTCACTTGTAATAGGACTATCAAATTCTGAACTTGCTATAGTAGATTCTGAGTCTTCTACTAGTGTTTTAGTAGCTGATCTTATACTACTTGAACTAATATTTATACTTTGAAAATTCTCATGAATTGATCTCAATTCTTCATTCAAATCCTTACCAAAAACAAGTTCATTTGGTCTAAGATTATAATTAATGTCTTTCATCTATATTTTATTTAAAAAAGGTTATCATTGTTCCAAAGGTGAACTATTACGCATTGACAGCTACTACAGTAATGACATCGGAATTATTTATATAGGTGAGTTTTGCCGTACCATCTACCCTTCTGCTTATCTCACAATCATAATCACCAATTAAATGCGTTGCTCCGCTATAATTAATAGCACTTCCATTAACATTATTTTTAAAGGTATTCTTGATAATTACAATGCCTGTGAATACATTATTTTGGTCTAAATTTCCAAAGGTGTTGGAGGAGTTGTTATTTCCAAAGGTGTTGGAGGAGTTGCTATTTCCGAATGTGTTGGAGAAGTTGCTATTTCCAAAGGTGTTGTAGTTGTTGATATTTCCAAAGGTGTTGTAGGAGTTGTCATTCCCGAATGTGTTGGAGTCGTTGTTATTTCCAAAGATGTTGTAGTTGTTGCTATTCCCGAATGTGTTGGAGGAGTTGCTATTCCCGAATGTGTTGGAGGAGTTGTAATTCCCGAAGATGTTGGAGTAGTTGCTATTCCCGAATGTGTTGGAGGAGTTGACATTTCCAAAGGTGTTGGAGGAGTTGTTATTTCCAAAGGTGTTGGAGTTGTTGCCATTTCCAAAGGTGTTGTAGGAGTTGTTATTTCCAAAGGTGTTGGAGTTGTTGCTATTCCCGAATGTGTTGGAGCGGTTGTTATTTCCAAAGATGTTGTAGGAGTTGTTATTTCCAAAGGTCATAAAATAACAATTAATTCCAAAACTGCATGTATAGGATTGATCTATTGCCGTTTCAACAAAAATTAAAGAATTATATGATAGTCTTGTTGAAGTTAACAAACCTCCTAATTTCATATCCTTAAACCACTCCGATTTTTCTGATCCTGTGGCATCAGAAAATGTATAGAAATCAAAATATGCTGATTTATCAACAGGTATTTCTATACGTTCATTAACAGGATCGCCGCCTAAAAAAACATTGGCAGTCTGCCATGATAACCATCTTTGATTATCTGTAACATAGTTAAAGTTGGCTGTGAGTATTTCTGGATTGTTTGTACTTCCTGTGATTGATTTTGTACAGTAGAACAATTTGTTGTTATAAGTGATTTTATCACCTACTGTAAATGTTCCTTTGCTTACCCATGCGGTGAATCCTGATAGGTCAAATTTCCATCTGCGGAACATCACGCCCCTGAAATCATAGTGTGTTTCGTTGCCTAAATGGTCTTTGCGAAATGTAATCTTTCCTGTTCTTGCCGTTGTGGTATCTTCACACAGATTATCAGATATATTATAATGTATAATGTCTTTTGGGAATAATACTGATTTTGCGCGTACATCAAGAGTATTGGCAGATGTGGCTGTAACAAGCAAAGGTTCTACAGTTCCTGTGTGTACCTCTGCAAGTACAGTAAATCCATCATATATATTATGAGATGTGGCATAATCAGTTATGGTAATTGATTCGCCTTTATGTAATGTACCTGCTGCAATTTCAGCAACCAACTGTGCGTATGTTAAAGACCTTGTAAGTGTTGCCATGTCGTTTAATTTTCAAAAGTTATTACTTCCGATTCGTTTTCAAAAGTTATGTATTCTGATTCTCCTTCAAAAGTCAATGCACTATCTGGTATAACCGGATAGTTCAACTTTGAGCCAAGTGGAACCCAAGTCTTTCCGAATGTGTCTCCAAAAGTTGACATAAATTATGATTTACGTACTCTTATGTTAAACTCCTGTTTTGTAAAAACACCATCTGCTAATGTCTCCAAATCATCTGCAAGATATGTATGTAACCTGATAGTATTTATATCAACCCATTCAGCAGTAAATTTATTGCCGAGAATATCAAAACCAACTGCAGAATATGGGTTTGTCATATCCTCTACAAATTTACCATCACTTATTGCATTAAAACTCCCTGCAGCAACACGTTCATAGGTAATACCAAAAATAGTATCGTATAATACTAATGCTTGTGGAGCAGAATCCGTTTGATTAACAACAACAGTGCTGTTCGTCCATGTGGTAGGTGTTGTTCCGGTTGCAACAAAATCTATTCCAGCTTCAACATACCCCACGTTACTAAAATCATCAGTCAATAAAACCTCTGCTATATTATATGTTTTACCAACAACCAACTCTCCGCTTGTTGTTGAAACTAACTGCTGAGTTAAAAATGAATTATACTCCAAAAATGGTATGTCTGCAATAGTTGCTACAGGATTATCTCCGCTCAAATCATTTGCATTATTTATACCAGAAACTTCATCTTCAGTAAGACTTAATCCTGACAAATTTTCAATACTTTGTGTTAAGTCTTTAAAATTCTCATCAACAGAACGTAATTCTTCATTTAATTCTCTACCAAATGTCATCTCATTTGGTTTCAGATTATAGTGAACATCTTTCATATTATGATACTGTTATTGTGATTTCATTCGATGTAGCAGGATTAGGAATCAATCCTAAATGATTACTTACTTCACACTTTATAACATAACTGCCAGTAGTGGCAAGAGTCAACTCTAATTCAAAATCATATTGATCTGATATCTCAACATTATTCATGTACCATTTTATACTATAAACATTTGCTATACTTACAATTGTTGCATTAAATGTATATATATCACCTAAATTACTTGATTCTATACTTACAGATACTCCTAAACCCTCTTTTTGATTATCCGTATAATAGTCACCTACAAATGTAACATCTTTACCTGAAACTCTTCTAATTAAAGATGGAACAATCTTTTTAGCTTGTATTGATATACCAATAGAACGATAGAAAGTCAAATAAGGAATAATATCTGGATTTGACATCAATTGTTTTCCATTAAACTTATATATATCAAAATTATAAGTTAATGTATCTGCAGCTGCTATTAGCAAGGCATCCATAAATTCATACAACATCACAACCTCTAATGAATTACCCCCAGTTATAATTAATTCGTATTGGCCTATAAAAGAACGTGAGTAAAAATCTGTTTCAATTCCATTTACATCAATATCTCTCAAATACCCCATAGTGACAGTATTATCACCACTAGCATCTTCATTAGGATAATGAATATGTAAAGTAGGCAAATTAGCCCTCTCTTTATCAAACATTAGCCTCGTCTCAAACTTTCTACTATCTTCATCTCCTCTTATAATCAATTCTCTTAACTGAGTATAAAAATTATGATCATCTAAAATAACATCATTAAATACAGTATATAGCCAACTACTATTAGGAGTCAGTTCATTATCAACTAAATCATCTCTAACCCAGTCAATAAGACCATCAACAACTTTCTTTAATTTTACTATTGAAATTTCCATTAGTTACTAAATTTTGTATCCAACCAATCTTGAACAGCATTATCTACAACTCTATCTACTTGTGATTGTTCTACTGCTTTCTCCATTAATTCTTTTGCTTCAAAACCAGGATGAATCCATGCTTCTGGATCTGAATTATCACTTACTCTTCTAAATGTAAAATACCCACCACGTTTTTCTTTTTCGGTTGAACTAATATCTCTTCTATGTAGCCCCTCATAAATAGGAGCCTTATGCTTATACGTTATTAATGTCCCTGTATTTAACTGTAATTGATGTGTCTGTATCTCGCCAAATGGTTCAGGCAAATTAGATTGTTTCATTACATTACCAGATTTCATAAAGTCTAACACTGATGCATTAATACCTGGTACCATCATGCTCATTATAGACTCTGAAGTTGCATGCCTAAAAGGAATTGTTAAGTACCACCCACCTGCTTTCTTTTCATGACGTAACTTACTATTCTCAAAACCAACTTTCTCATCAAAAGCATCTGCCCCAGTCTCTATCATCATAGCCAACTTACTTTCTCTTGCTGTTAAACCTATAATAGCTGTTCTACTATCTGGCCGATCAGTATACATTGACCTTCTATACTCATCACGTGTATCATTCAAAGAACTATCAACTAATCCTTCCCACTTACCCATTATCTCATCTACAATACGATCTAACAAATAATCAGATAGTGAATCTACTTCTATCTGTTGGAGACTAAATTCTTGAACTGTTTCTGATATATCGAAAGAAATATTAAACATTAATCATTAGATGGGTAAGCTCCTAGTGGAGGATTAATCAAATCTTGATATTCCTTATTTGAAAGTTCCTTAACACGATCTCCATATGTTTCCTTAGGTATTAAAGAATAATGACCAGATTGTGGTTCAGAAACTTTAATATATTTTTTACCATTCTTCTCTACTTCACCCAAAACATCTACAACTGTTTTACCCATCAAATATACTTTACCATTTTCTTCATTAGTCTTCTCATATTTATTCTTATATTCTTCTTCTGTATAGTAATACTTATAATTACCCGGAGTACCTTCACGTTTAAAATACTTATGACTAATAGACTTCTCTATCTCATCAAACAATTCTTCACTTACCTTAGTACTAACAGAATTAAGAGACTTTTCTATGTTCTCTTGAATCTCATCGAAGACAGATTTTTGAACATTATTATCTTCATTCTTCAATTGTTCATAATAAAACTTTATTTGTTCATCATTTAACCCTCCAACAAAGAAGTTTTTATCTTTCAAAAACTTCTCCATATCATCTACTGATAACTCCTTCTTCCCTCTTCCCACTTCTTCATCAGTATATTCTTTGTCAGAAAGTTTAGAAGCTTCATTTTTGTGCCATTTTTCGTCATCTTTATATTTTTGAGTATGAAGTGACGGTCTTTCTGACATCTCTTTTGCATATTCTGATTGATATTCATGTTCTCTCTTACTTATACCATGACTCTCACTTACTTCAACCCATTTACCATTAGCAATCTTACGATAACGTCTATCACCCCATACATGAATGTCTCCAATATTAGCTTTCTGTGCTTTCTCAATAGATTCCTCACTACTATCAGTATCAGCGTCATCTGATTTTTCAATATTATCAGCTTCACTAATAGCTATTGCTATTGCTTGTTTTCTATCAGTAACCAATTCTCCGCTTGAACTCTTTAATGTCCCTTCTTTAAATTCTTTCATCACTTTACGTATCTTCTCTTCTTTAGCTGAATCTTTAGCCTTCTTAATATCTGGAGCAAATGCTTTGCTGATATTAGCAGAATCAACATCTATCACATGTAATAGATGCAGCCTGTTTCTAAGCTGATTCTCATGAACACTTTTATATATGTCTGCCATTGTAGTTTAATTTAAGGCTTTAAAATTAATAAAAATCTTCCGAAATTATATGTTTTTAACTAATTATTTTTAACTAAGTCCCAGAAAATACTGCAACTAAATGATCAACAGTATGTGATGTTGTGAAATTCCACCACATAGAATAATTTTCAAGAATATTATTTGATATTAATTTTCTTTGACAAAAAGAACCAAAAACTCCACCATTTACTCCAATAAATATTATTTGATCACTATATGATAAATAATTAATACTTGTTCCAGTATAAATAACTCCAGAATCTGTTACTAATAAATTTTTACCAATAGGGAGAGCACAATTAGTTGATACTGTAGACCCAACATTTAATAAATTATATTTATAACTTTCAAGAACAACTGGTTTAGCACAAATATACCCTGAAATAGCAATATGTAAATTAGCTGATCCAGAATTCGGAACACTTAATATAGTACTCCCAGTTAAAGGAGAATTCAAATACCACATCTCAGCATTTCCGTTATTGATATAATCCCCAACTTGAGTCATTCCAATTCCACCTAAAGTAGGGATACCATATATTCTCTTCCCAGAAAAACCAACACTCTTTATAGTAAGAACTATAAATGTTACATTAGAAGGTATAAAAATAGACTTAGTAACTGGGTTAGTCTGTTGTGCATAATATGTACCAATATCTGAAGAAAATGTTATTGGATAACTTACAACTTTCTGCCATACTAATTTATTACCAACATAAACTCTCTGATACTGTGTATCTCCAAAGCTTATCTTTTGTTGATTTGAACTTGATGTACCTATATGTATCGGCATTACTCTTCAATATAATAAATAGTATTACTATCTTTTGCTACAATAGCATTATAAGCTGTTAGTGTTCCAGACCAAAAATTCTTAGAACTAATACTGCCTAATGCAGGTTTATTCAATATAAAACTCTTACTTTCTACTTCAGTTTCAGTCCAATCTGATTGTACTTGTTGAAAAGTTGCAGACCATTCTTCTTCACTTAAAACAGGATCATCATCAGTTGTATCTAAATATGATTGATATGCTGATTTACCATCATCCCCTCTATCCCCCTTATCTCCTTTTAACAATGGAGGTGCTTCTCCAGTAATAGGAGGGAATACTATTGCTGATATATCTGAATACAGATAAGAATTATCATTTACGTTGTCTCCCTCATAATTAGTAACAGAACCCAATTCATACTGTGACTTACGTGCTATACATTGTATAGGCATCTCCACCACACTCTTTGTACCATTATTACTATATTCTTTTGTCATCCTCATATCATGAGGTATATCTAATATATTATAAGTAGTTCTATGACGATATCTGACACTAACTTTACCATTAAAACCAACAGGGAATACTGATGGATCTATATCTATAACGAAATTATTATTAGTATTAATAGAATACAAACTAGGGTCAACCAATGTCAATAATTCATTATCACTACTAAACAAAAATATACTCTTTACATAACTTACTCTATATGTACAAAATACAAATTTATGACTATTATAATTTCTCAATGACAATACTTCACTCATTTCACTTGTAAAATTTAACATAGTAATCTTATCCATAAAACTAATTCTATTTGTATCCATAAATGTACAAGCCACCGTGCCTATCATCTCAGGAGACCAATCTTTATACTTAGTATTACGATTTATAGACGTAATAAAAGCCTTCGTCTTAATAGGATTCACAAATACCCAACCAGTCCCCAAACAATTACTACAAGTACTCAAATTATCAGAACTCTGTCCTTTACAGGGACATGCTATAGCTTCTTCTAATATAACATCATAACCATTCTCCCATAAAGCAGCATTAAAGTCTTCTTTATTAAAGACATTAACCTTTGGCATACCAACCAAGTTGGGAGGTGTCTGTGTTCTAATACCCATAATCTATAATACTGAAAGTGTTATACCTTTATAAAATGCTTTGATTCTACCTAGTGAATTATTTATCTCTTCAATGTATTGTTTAACTCGAGCCCCAAATGCATGATTACCAGTACTCATACTAGTATTTATACTTTGTGATAAGCCATCCATACCAAGAGATATACCAGTTATACCCGGAGAACCAAGTATGATATCACCTAATACGGCAAATAAACCAATAGCAGCCAATTTACCTACTAGATTTATTAAATCCATAGGTAAATCATCATAATCATAACCAGTAATATATTGTACAGTAAAGTAATTAGGTACCTGACCATAACTTGTCAAACCTAAATATGCTGTAATACCTGTTAAAATAATATCAGCATTTGCTCTACTTGTAGTTGAACCAGTAGGTATTAGACTTATCTTCTTATAATAATGACCTTCGTTGTCTTTCTTAGTATTCAACCAATCTTTAGGGTATTTTATTTGTTCTACATTGTTAAGATAACCAGTTAATGATAATGGTGAAGCAACAGGCAATTTAGTATGTATGACTGGAAATCCCTGCCAATAATCATCCTTATAATAAGTATTAGTTTGTTCAATAAACTTCTTGTTAAAACGAATTTCTAAAAACTTCTCAATCTCCTGTTGGGCTGCCAATATATACATACGTATTGTAGAATCAGACAATTGAGAGCCATCTTTAGCTCTAGTGCTAATCCCATAAAAATAAAGACTCGTTAATTCCTGAGGAGAAATAACGAGTCCTTCATTTTTTCTATACTTTGTTACGTAAGTTAATGTGGGCATTTCATTTAATTATTGTCTACTTGCTTCAAGAATAACATTTATTATTTCATCTTTCTTTTGCAATTCCTTAAATCTTTCTTCAGGTAAATTCATTTTATTACAAATTTCAATTAATCCAGCCACAGTTTTACCTTGTAATGATACTTTTAAATTCAACTCATCAACAATCTTCTTAGATTGTGTTTCATATTCTGATAACTTAAATTCTGCCTCTTCCTTATCTGATTTCAAAGTTTGTACTAATCCCTTCCATTCTATAATCTCATCTTCTAAAACCTTAATAGATGACTCCCTTGTTTCAATAATATCCTTCAATCTAACAATCTCTTCTTCAAGTTTAGCTATTTCTTTTACAGAATCATCATTCTTCTTAATTTCCTTCTTAGGGGCACTTTCTTTAAAAATCCATCCTGGATAATTATTAACTAACTTATCAGCTAATTTCTCATCTACTTCTGCATACCCTAATTTATCAAATTCTATCTCATCTTCATGAAACATTACTTTTCTACCAAAATTAGTAGATTCACTTGATTGAATTTTAACTTTTGCCATCTTTTTACGATTAAAATTGTTAAAATAATGGGAAGAGTATTTCATCTTCCCACTACCATTAATAATTATTATGCAGTTAAATCTCGGCCAATATTATGAATAACTGCAATTTTACCGGGCATATAAAGAACAGGCGTACCATAGTTGACAACGGCGAATCTACGTGCTAAAGTAGTAATAGCGAAGTCAATCTTCATAGTAGCTGCTAACTGAATGTACTCCCACATCTCTGTGTTAGGATCCATAACCAATGCAATGTGAGTATTAGGAAGAGTCCTGTTTCTGTCTCTTACTACACCACCAGTTGCTCCATCATAACCAGTAGTAAACTCAGCAGAAGTCACTTCAATGATAGGATAAAACTTTGCAGTGGTATAATTAGCTGCATTCTTCTCAGTTCTATAAATCCTATATGCCGTAGCAGCATAAGTACCAACACCAGCAGCAAAAGTAATATCAAGAGACTCGGTAGTACCAATTGCTTTAGTAGTTGTATTACAAATCTGTAATGCTGATTCACCATATTGGTTAATAGCAGATACAGCATAGAAATATGAACCAGCACTGTCAGTAAACTTAGTTTTCGTATCAGCAGATACAATAACTAAACAAGTGTTATTAACAAGTGTAGGAGTAGCCGGTGCCTTAGCATTTGTGGATGCAGCATTATATGCTTTAGCAACTCTACGATCAAAGAAAATATCCTGAGTAACATCGGTAGGACCAAACTGAGTCATAATGGTATTTACCTTCTGACCCATAGTAGCTCCTTCAGTCCCTGATGTAGGATTATTTACCATGATTCTCTTTGACTCGTGGAAGCGTTTCACATAGTCATTAAAAACAACAGGATTACTAATGATCTTAGATACATCACCGAAGCGATCATTAATAACTGCATGAGAAGCATCTTCAACATTAGCATCTTTTAATGCTTTACCACGAACGTCTATATTTGAAACATCATTCATATAAACATCAAGATTAACAGATCCATTTATTTCACAAATACCATCATAATGTTGTTTCTTGATCCCATTGAATTCCTGTGATACCAATGACGAATTCGACGTAACAAGTTTAGTATCGAGTTGAGTCAAAAGTTTCAAAGTTTTATTCTCAACTTCTCTGGTGTAAGGGTCTTTACCATCAGCCTGTCTAACAAGCATTGCCTGCTGAGTGAGTTCACCCTGAATACCGGCATACTTTACTAAAGCAGCTTTACGTCTGTAAATAGAATCAGTCTGTTCAGGACTTTCACCTTCATTCATGAAAATACCTACATCAGCACCATAAGATGTTAAAAGATTGTATTCATGAACAGTATTATAAACTGACTGTTTAGGAAGGAGTTTCCACAATTGAATGTGGGATTCTTTATTCTCCAGAACCTTGACCACCGGATCAAGAGACTCTGGTTTCAGAGAAGGTCCAGACGACAGTGTATCCGTTAGATCACGTCCCGTCTGACTGCCGGCAATTATTGCTTTGATTATATCCTCATCGGAATAATTCTCAGCATTTTTGCCTAACTGATTGAAAATGTCCATTTCAGGGATTATTTTTAGTTCTAACGAAATACTACTGTACAAAAGTTATATTCTTCTTTCTCAGTAAAATTGACAAAGCACGAGTACCTTGTTCTGTAGGGGTTTTATTAACAGTAATGTCACAAATTCCATTTTGTAAAATTTCCTTCTCATCATTGTCTTTACTCTCAGACAATAAATCTTCTAAACCTTTTATGATTTCATCTTTATCTTTTGAAAATGAAAGTTCTTTACTTTCTTTATTCTCATCATTTAAATCATCAAAATTCCCCTTTTCGAAAAAATTAACACTAGTAAGAACTGCTTTTCTACCAATAGGTGTATCGCCTATCTTTTTAACATCTTTACGTATATCTTCTAACTCATCTTTCATTGATTTTTCAATATCTGATTTAATTTTATCTAAATCAATACTGTCTAACAATGACTTTTGAATATCTTCAAATTTAGTATCAATTTTACTATCAATACTATCAGATATTGACTTTATAATATCTTCATCAATAGATTTATGAATGTCTTCTGTTTTACCTAATCTAGCCTTAATCCTACTAATAGACTTTTCAATCATACCTTTCTTCATCTCTAACTTAGAACACTTCTCTATTAATTCATCATCAGACATTGATTTCTCCATCTCTTCTTCGTCTTCTTCATGTTCATCAACTTCTTTCTTTTCTTCCTTTACACCCTCTTTTTCAGCTTTTTCTTCCATAGTCTCTTCTTTCCCGCTTTCTTTCTCTTCACCTTCGTCTTCTTTCATTGCCTTTTCAATCATCTTACCAACTTCTTCTTCTGACATACCAAGGTCTGTCAAAGACTTTTTTAATTCATCAACTTCTTCGGGGGACATTTTATCGTGATTTTTCATTGTATGCAAAATTAAATATCGAAATATAACAACATTAAGGCTATAAAATTATAATACATTCTGTAAATAAAAAAATTTTATCTCAATTATTTTTTAAAAAATCTATTATTTTATTTTTTACTTCAATATTATCATCAATCACCCATTTATGTTTTAATACATTATCAACAGCTTTCTTAATCTCAGATAATTGAAGACTCTTAGGTTTTTTTTCTAATGATTCAGGGATTAATGGTTTAGTATTAGAAATATCCATTGCTTTATTTACTACTTCAAATACTTTATAATCTTTGCCTACTCTAAACTTCTTCCCATCTTTCTCAAATTCAAATATATAATCTATAGTGTCATCTCCTTTTTCATAATCTGGTTCTACATAATCTTCTTTCTGCACTCCCTTAACAATATCTGCCCAAGTATTCCCATTAACAGGATTGAAAGTTAATGCAACATTAGTAATTAATGCTTTAGTAATCCTTTTTGGATTCATAGGATCACGAGCCAATGCTTTTCCTTCTATAGAAAAACCAGCCTTTCTTGTGCTGCCATTTTCCTTCAACTCCATTATCTTATTATAAGCATCCACAGCAACTTCACTATTATTCCACAACTTAGCTTTAATCATAAACTTATTACTATCAACTT